CAAATCGTTTATGAAAAACCTCCATGTTCTTTACCAATCGCATCTATTTGTGTTATATGTAAAGTTGGAAGTGCGCTTGAACCACCACATCTAAATAAGTTATTTGATTACGAAGTTATGTTTAGTTTTGAAAAAATCATATGATAAATTATATTAGTGTTCATCGACTACATTAATATGTGCCCATAATCGCGGTCCAAAATTTTTTCCTTCGGCGTTTTTAAGACGAAAATAATAAATATACTCTCCAATTTTATTGGGCGCAACAAGATCTGCACTTATTTCGACTGTTTCTCCAGATTCAACACTCGGTACTTTGAATTCCATTTTTGTTTCTTTTAAAGAAATGCTTTTTCGCACAACAACGCCAGTATTTTTCAATACATGCACTTCAATGCCAGTATTTTCCAATACAATGCCTTCTGGCCAATCAATGCCAGTATTTTTAATTAACCATGTCTTTTTGAAATGTTGGTTTTTTTCAATTTTTGATCCATCTGGAAATGTGACATCTCTTACAAATATACTATCAAAATTCCCATATTGTTTTGTAAATTCGTGTTGGTCATAATGATCAACAGTATAACCTTTAGTATCTCTTTCAACATTTTTAGGTGTAGTACCTGTGGATTTTAGAGCATCAATTGAACTCCCTATAATAGTGTCAACAGCCTCAGCTACTTTCTCTTTAATCTCATTAACATTTTCACTTTTAGGTGGAATTTGAGTCAAAACATCTTCAGCAATTTCTTTCTCTTCTTTTTTGCTTATTTTGATTCCGATGGATCGAAAAAATTCTAAGAAACTATGAACAATTCCCCTAATATATTCTATCCAACTCTCTCCACCAAATTGCCTAATTTTTCTTGATTTAAGTCTGGTTCTTGATTTAAGACTTGATTTCCTCGTTTTTTTCATATATTTAAGTTATATTATTTCTGTAAAATCAAAAATTTCTGTAAAATCAAAAATTTCTGTAAAATCAAATATTTCTGTAAAACCAGTCCGATCAGTCCGACCATCAAAAAAATTGAAAAATAATTTAAATCTTTGTACAAACACAAAAGAAAATGGCATCAAGCACACTTTCGCGTACTTCAAGCACACTTTTGCGCACTTCAAGCGAACCGGTCTTTTCGCGACACAATGCTCCGTTTATTATGGGTCGTACGGAAGATTTACCGGCATCGGTTTCCGAATTTCCGCCACGAATAAGGCGAAGTACGCATGAATGGAGCAATTATTTTGGGCAATATCCGAGTGCTTGTGCGGAGATTATAGGGGAAGAGAATTTTCGCTCGAGAATTGGTCGCACTGGCGAATATACTACACGACATGTTCTTCAAATGGCGGTGAATTCGAGGGATCTTCATCTTTCACCTACTCCAGACGAGGTTGGTGTTGTTCAGCGGGAAGTTCGCGACATGGTTAGACGGATTTACACACAGCTTGAGTTATTTGGGGATATTGGTCTTGTGTGGAAAAAGACGACGGGTGGTGCGGAATTGATGTATGAGAATGATGTGGTTACGCTTCGGTTTTTGCTTGTGGAGGAAACGAGTATGTTTCAAGTGATTATCAGAAAGCAAACAAGATATTTGATGGGGACAGTTGTTTATCCAGATATGGAAAACCTTTCCTCGCTGATTTATTGTCTTCGAATGATCTTTATCACTCCAGGATTCTTCGCTGGATTTAACTTTGAAATTAATGCAGAAGACATTCAGCGTGCAAGTTCAGTGACGTTTGAGCTGAGTTTGGTTCCACCAAAAGAGCTAGAAGAGCTAGAATCCATGAGCGATGACGGAGAATGGCACATGGACGCAGACAGATAGGCTTGGACGAATAAAGGTAACGAATAACTGCGGACGAATAAAGGTAACGAATAACTGCGGACGAATAAAGGTAACGAATAACTGCGGACGAATAACTGCGGACGAATAACTGCGGGCGAATAACTGCGGACGAATAAAGGTAAGAATTATTTCTTAATTTAAGAACTGATACTAACACAACTCTTTTTTTTTATCGGTGGTTTCTTTTTATCGGTGGTTTCTTTTTATCGTTTTTTATCGTTTTTTATCGTTTTTATCGTTTTTATCGTTTTTTATCGTTTTTTATCGTTTTTTATCGTTTTTTATCGTTTTTATCGTTTTTATCGTTTTTTATCGTTTTTATCGTTTATCGTTCTTTTTTGTTTTACCCTTGTTGGATCTGTTTAATTTTTTGCCAATTTTTGCCAATTTTTTCAGTCCGACCCCTAAAAAATTGATTTTAAATTTGAATTTAAAAATATGCACAAATACAAGACAATGTCCGTAAGATTTTCGTACCACAACTCCCCCAGCCTCGTCGAAATGGATTTGATGATTCCAGACAAACCTACAGCGGGTCCTCACAAATTGAAACGTCAGACAAATGATTGGACAAATTATTTTGGTGATTATCCTAGCGCTTGCGCAGAAATCATAAACGGAAGATTCAAAGGAACCCATGTTCTTGAAGTTCCCGTGAATTCAAAGGCACTACTTCTTCATCCCACCAGAAAAGAAGTGAAAGAAGTTCAATGCGAGGTCCGCGATAAAGTTGAGATTGTATACTCGCAGCTGGAATTATTTGCAGAAAATGGTACCATTGAATGGAAGAAACAAATCGGTGGCGCAGAAATACGATACAGAGATGAAACAGCCACGCTACATTTCAAACTTTGCGAAGAAACAAGCATGTTCCACGTCGTGATAGATGCCTCGGAGAATTTTGCCTCCTTCATTTACTGCTTGCGAATGATATTCATCACCCCGGGCTTCTTCGAAACCTTTGATTTTGAATTAACACAAGAAGATGTAGACCGAGCAAGCATTATTACCCGCGAAAGATGCATCGTGCCACCTAAAGAAGAAAATCCAGAATGGATGACCGACGAGAATGCAGACTGGAACCCATAGGCGAATGACGGAATGACGAGCGAATGACGGAATGACGAGCGAATGACGGAATGACGAGCGAATGGTAAAAAGGTAAGAAAAATTATTAATTATTTAACAAGATACTAACACAATTCTTTTTTTTATCGGTGGTTTCTTTTATCGGTGGTTTCTTTTATCGGTGGTTTCTTTTTATCGGTGGTTTCTTTTATCGGTGGTTTCTTTTTATCCACTTCTTTTAGGTTGAAGTAAATTATACTTTAGTGTACAATATTTTGAATCGTACACTAAAGGGATTCAAGGGTACATTTTTATTGTTTTTATTAAATTAAAATATTATTCTATTATATGAGTTTCAGCCTTTTTGGACCTTTGGATAAAAACTATTGCGTTATTTTTTATATTTTTACGGTGATTAGTTTTGTTTTGATGTTTGTTGGAATATTAGGAGGTCTTTTTGTCTTAATGAAAAAACCTAAACTAGATTATTCAACAGTAATTAAAGCCGTAATCATTTATTTCAATCTTATACTAACTTATTTTATTTATCGTTTACTTCACACAATGTGTATTAAATCACTTTAATTTAATTTTATAATATATGAAAAAGGCAAGGTCCCGCAAAAGACAAAAAGGAGGGGGCTTTATTTCTTTCATATGTCGAAATTTTTGCAAGGATTCTAAAAGTAGAATATGTAGTATGTTATGTGACAAGTTATGTGACGAGTACGACTTGAAGAAAAATACACCAAACACGCGCAAAAAGTCATTCTCTGTAAAATTTATCCCAGAAAAAAAAGTTAGATCAGCGTTTAATAGAATAAATAAAAAAGGGTTAGATTTATAAATATTTGAGAAGTATACAATCCACTATTCATTTAGTAAACCAAGTTATTTTTTTGTATTCATACCTTTTAGATCTCCTCGATGTCCTCGCTATGTCCTCGCTATGTCCTCGCCACGTCCTCGGTTCCGCGTGCTACTCGCTTAGTCGTATTCCTCCTCGTCCTCCTCCTCTTCTGCAACGATTGTGTTCGTCAAAGGTTGGTAACGCCCCCAAATGTCACCTTGCGCGTTGTGGTAAACAAGACAGTCCCCATTAATGAAAACTTTTCGGTTTTCAAAGGATGATTCGGCGTCAAAGTCATAAACACTTGCAAAGGTAATTTGTTTCGCCTCGTCTTCGCCAAGATTGTAGAACTCAATAGAATCTTCTTCCTCATTCCATTTACCTATTATTTTTGTTTCAGTATAACATATACCTTCGCGCAAAATGTATTTGATTTTTTGCAAGGTATCTTCTACAAACATATTGTCGCCATTTTGTTTGACAATATGTCTTTTTTCCTTTGATTCCTTTGTCTTTTTTACTCGCTTCTTGACATCAAATTTGACTTCGGTAATTTGAGCGGCCGTTTCATCTTCGTCCTTGACATCCCTTGCAGCCCTTTCAAGCTCAGCTTTGGCGAGTTCAGCTTTGGCGAGTTCAGCTTTGGCAAGCTCAGCTTTGGCAAGCTCAGCCCTGGCGAGTTCAGCTTTTTCAAGTTCAGCTTTTTCAAGTTCAGCTTTTTCGAGTTCAGCCCTTTCGAGTTCAGCCCTTTCGAGTTCAGCCCTTTCGAGTTCAGCCCTTTCGAGTTCAGCCCTTTCGAGTTCAGCCAATTCAATCACTTTAACAAGTTCTGCGGCGTTGGCAATTTTTTCTTCTTCCTTTGCTTTAGCAATTTCTTCGGCAACATTTGCAAGAGCGATAAGTTCTTTGTCAAAATCTGCATCTTCGTCAGACAAGTCGGAAACGCTCGAGTTACTTGAAGAGTTACTTGAAGTAACACTAAAAGATTCAAGAACATTTTTAGATGCAGCGTCTTCCTTTCTCATCATTTTGCGCTCTTCAGTTGCCTTTTTTCGCGCATTTGATAATTCTGCTTTCTTTACCAATTTCTTTGCTTCTGCTTCCGCCTTCTTTACCAATTTCTTTGCTTCTGCTTCCGCCTTCTTTGCCAATTTCTTTTCTTCTGCTTCCGCCTTCTTTGCCAATTTCTTTGCTTCTGATTCTGCCTTCTTTGCCAATTTCTTGGCATCCTTTGAATTTTGATTTCTCAACATCAATTCCATTTCTTCCTCACTCAGTTCTGGGTTTGCTTCCAATAAATCCTCCGCGGTCAAAACCTTTGTACGATTTACTTTACTTTCGAAAAATTGCATAACTTCTGCAAACATTCTTTCGCGATCTACCATAAACTGAGTGAGAGCTCCAAGAAACTCCTCCTTTTCAATCTCACATTTTACGAAAGAATCAATCGAATCTTGAAAAGAACCCGAATATTTTCCGAAGATTCCCCCAACGGCTTGTTGTGCGGCTCTGTAACTTTGCATTACTTTTTGTCTTTTGTACAGAAATTGTTCGCTCGAAAAAAATTCAATTTTTTAAAAGGTCGGACTGAATCGTTACCTTAACCAGAACATTTGTAATCAGTCCGACCTCTAAAAAATTGAATTTTTTTCGAGAGAACAATTTCTGTACAAAAAATAAACGACAAAGAATGTCTTGCTTAATCTGTGCAGAAAACTTTAATGGAACTTCAAGAAAAGTGTCAAGGTGCGAATTCTGCGAGTTCGAAGCTTGTCTATCTTGTTGCAAAACATTTATTCTCAACGAACCAGTCGCCAAATGTATGGCTCCCGATTGCAACAAAGAATGGACGCGAAAATTCTTAGTGAAAACATGCGGCCAAACATTTGTAACCAAGCCTTTGAAAAAGCATCGAGAAGAGGTCTTGTATGACAAAGAACGATCACTTCTTCCCGCCACTCAACCATACGTTGAAAAACACAATCGCCTTCGACAACTCCAGAAAGAAGTCATCAAAATTGACGAAGAAAGAAAAAGGCTTGCCGAACGAAAACTAATGATTCGTGACGAAATTATGCAATTACGGGATACAGAACCAGAAAATCGTGTCGTTTTTACAAGAGCATGCCCAGCAAACTGCCGTGGATTTTTAAACACACAGTTGAAATGCGGCCTTTGCAATATATGGGCATGCGCAGAATGCCACGAAGTCAAAGGAGAAACAAGAGATGCAGAACACGTTTGCAATCCAGAAACTGTCGCCACTGTCAAACTTTTAGCCGCCGATACAAAGGGATGTCCTACGTGCCACACAAAGATCCACAAAATTGATGGATGTGATCAAATGTGGTGTACAATGTGTCACACAGCCTTCTCATGGAGAAGCGGGAAAATCGAAACGAAAATTCATAATCCTCATTATTATGAATACATGCGCAACCAGTCTGCCACCGGGGAGATTCCAAGAGAAAATGAGTGTCCCCAAGTACTCACGCATATGACGGCAAGACAAATTCGTCAAAAAGCCGTTACTGGAATTCCCTACGAAAACGTCAATGCAGATATGCGGTCTATCGAAACTGTCATACAAAAAATTATTCATCTTGAAGAAGTAGAACTAACCGGAGTATTTAAACAAATAGATGAAGTTGCCGCGAATAGAGAGCTGCGAGTAGACTACATGCGTGGAATTACAGACGAAACGCGATTCAAAACACTTCTTCAACGAAACGAAAAAAATATCCAGAAAAGACGAGAAATACGCAACATTTTTCAAATGGTTGTCACAGCCGCCACTGATGTTATTCTTCGATTAAACAATTCGTTGTTACAACGAGTCCATCTTAAAGTTGTTTTTGAAAACTTTTTAAAAGAAATACAAGGCATCCGCAAATACGCAAACGAAGAACTAACAGAAGTGACAAAGACATACAAGTGCACACCAATTGCATTAAGCTACGACATGACATTAGGCAAAGCAGATAAATAGGCGAATAGCGGACGAATATCGGGCGAATAGCGGACAAATAGCGGACAAATAGCGGACAAATAGCGGACAATCAATAAGGGTAAGAATCATTTCTTAATTTAAAAACTTGATACTAACACAACTCTTTTTTTTATCGGTGGTTTCTTTTTATCGGTGGTTTCTTTTTATCGGTGGTTTTTATTCTTAACCTATACAGAATAAATAACACTTAACCTGTCAGTTAGCAGAATTATAAATCCGTGGGGTTACATACTCAATAAAACCATTCTCATAAAAATTTAGAACACCATCTTTTAATTTACTGTCGGAATCTACTTCATCACTATTTATCATTCGACCCGATATTACATTTCTAATTGCTTTAGAGTTAAAAGAATTATATGCGGTGAATATAATAGTATTATTGTAAACGTCAAAGGAAGCTGAAGCTATATTTCCAATATTATATAATATACCATTTGTGTAAAAATAAGCATCTTTATTATTTCTCAACGTCGTCCTAATCCATGCTAACTTCATATATTTTATCGTACTCGTCAACCAAGTCTTCGTAGATCTTCAAGTTTTTCTCGTGTTCAGCGGTGCTTCGGGGACTGGGCTCGCGTGTTTCGGAATATATTCTAGTCTGACTTTTAGTGTTAGGGTTAGTGTTTAGAGAATCAAAAACTCCGGATGTAATGCTCTGTTCTTTTTTCCTTGTTTTTTTATAGGATGCTCTTTTTTTACATTTACGATTAGTAAATTCGAGATTATATGGGCTATGTGAAGTTTCATAAACAACCCCAGGTTTTACAACATACGCTCCTCTTTCGTACTCTACTTCATTTTTATTTAATATCCGACCAGATTTTACATTGTGATATCTTATAACCTCTCCATTAGTTTTTGTGAATGTAATGTCCTTATTATCTCGTCGAACTTTAGCTATCTTTCCAAGGTGTTCTACATGATTTTTAATGTAAAAATAAATATCATCGTTACCCGCATTGTTATAAATATTATTCCATGTTTTTTGAAATTCAATTTCGGCATTTTCATCATTGGTATTTTTAACAGCATTATCATGTGCAATAAAAGAATTATTTATTATGGGTTTATATAAAGCCCCAATTATTTCCTCAAAAACAATCTCTTCATTATTTTTGTTTGTAGGTGAAGTTCTAACCATAACACCTTTAATAATTTCAGCCTTTTCCTTATTGCTTATTTTCCTTCCGATGGATCGAAAAAATTCTAAGAAACTATTAACAATTCCCCTAATATACTTTATCCAACTCTCTCCACCAAATTGCTTATAAGTGGTTTTTACCCTTCTTGATTTAAGCCTCCTCGTTTTATTTACCTTCATATATATAATAAGTTATTTTATTTCTTTTTATCGGTGGTTTCTTTTTATCGGTGGTTTCTTTTACCATATTATGGTATTTATAGCTTAATAATGGTTAGGGTTTAGGGTTAGGGTTTAGGGTTAGGGTTAGGGTTAGGGTTTAGGGTTTAGAGTTTAGGGTTTGAATAAACCAAAAAGTGTGTTGCCATTTTAAATAGATGAAAAAAGGATAAAAATAAGGATTATAAATGGGATAATTTCCATTTTTATTTCATTATACGATGAAACAAAACAAAAAATTGAATTATTATTTATTTTATTATTTTATCAAAGATGAACGTTTCGGACGAAAAATATCGTAAAATGAAAAGTGCTCTCGTGATGAGTATAAGAGAAGCAATAAGAGTCACACACGACTTTGGATTAGACGAAGAACAAATTGTAGAGTTTGATATCAAAGAAAGTATCAATATGTTACTCTGTTTGTTGTCGTTTCCATCAGAGGTTGCTGAATTGATTGAGTTGCAAGAATATATTTTTAAGAGGCATTGCTTAATGATAGATATTCATGATCAATTGACATTTGTGGTAAAATGGAACCCAAAATGGAAACTACGAGAATGATTTCGACCACGCCACTAATTTCTCAAATTCAATGACTCATATCCACTTTCTTCTCTACCTTTTGTAGTTTTGGTTCAAAACCATCTGTTTCCCAAAACCCATTGAATCGGCGTCAACATACGTGTCTTGGGTATGTACTTTTTCGCATAATAACCTTGAGTTTGGCTAATCCTCGTCCTTGAAAATCTCTGGTGCTAAGAATACGGATTTTCCTGAATAGTAAAAAGCAACTTCGTTCTTTTTCAAAAACTTCTGGGTTTTCAAAACTATTAAAAAATTGAATTTTTTTATTAAGAAGAATTTAAAACAAAAATGTTGATTTTCGAAAAAAACCTCGTTGAAAACGGTGTAAAATGGGAAAAAGTAATGGATGTGATTTGTGGAATGGCAAAAAAATTGAACGAACAATATATTTACGAACTTTTTGCAAATAATTATGAAGTTATTTTGTATTCTATTGACACATTTGTCGACATTGACAACTGTCCTTGCGGTCTAATCTACAAAATTGAAGAAAGTGAAAGTGGAACAAATATTTATATTATGTTTATTGCAACACAATACAGATTCAGAAAAGTGGGATACGCGTCTATTTTTATTAAAGAGTTTATCGATTTTATAAAAGGTAAGTATACTAATGTAACTATTGTTCTCGATTCAGTAGAATCTGCAGTCACGTTTTATGAACACAATGGGTTTCAATGGTCATTTGATGAAAAATACAATGAAGTTTTTGGCGTGGATGAAAATAACATGCATGAACACATTATAATGGTTTTAAAAACACAGTAATATTATTGTAACATATTTCTTGATCGTGCGAAACAGAATAGGTAAAAGTGAAATTATCACTACTAAAGCTCTTGCTTTCTAAATCAAATTTTTTTCGAAAGAGATCCAAAAAGGTCGACCCCTCAATCCTCGTGGGAATGAACTCTGCGATTCTCCCAGAAATGTCTTCTCCTAACTTGAAATACTGAAGGACGAACTCTTTCCAAAAGAAATTCCAATAACGGTAATATTTGGGTGTAATAATAGGGACCATGCTCTCATCAATCCATCGATTCTTCTGTAAGTAACCAATCTTTGCAAGCATGCAAGGAGTAGCGTTCTCGAAAAAATGCTGTTTTGATTCTTGATTCAAGATAAAAAGGATATCTGGTCTGCTTGCGAACAACTGTATTATTTTTCCACATACTCTCTCCATAACATTCAACGTTCGCTGTACATATCTTCCTAATTTATTTTTCGAATTAGGAAGATTCTCTCGCTTGAACACAACCATCTGCTGATATGCATTGACTAATAACATTTTGATTCTGGCAAGAAGCAGTCCCATAGAATTGTCAACGCATTCGTAAATTTGCTTCAATATCCAAACGCTCCGAAGCATTCTTTTTGTCTTGTCAGCCATTTTTTTAGAGGCATGAAACGAAGTCATGAGTTCTTTCATTCTGGTAGTAAACTGTTTGAACGTCAAAAGACCATATTTAGAATGGTATTCACTCCTTGACATCTTTGTGTATTCTGAGTTCTCTTCCGAATGTTCCAAATCTACTTCTCGTTTTTCTTTATAATTTATATGGTCATCGATTATATTCTCATCGATGACCTCTGCTTCTACCCGAAAATACGTCTTGGACTGAATATCTGGCTCTTCGATTTCTTTGAAAAACTCGTTCCCCATATGAGTCTGCATCTCTACAACCTTGAATGATCTAATTTCCATTAGTGCTTTTTTGATTTGTACAAATTTATTTTTTTAAAATAATTTTCAATTTTTTGTATTTTCGACAATTCACAATATAAAATATTTCCAAACATTATAATGAGAACAAAAAAACGAAAGACAAATAGGTTTACTCAACGTAAAAAACTAGGAGGTCATTCAAAACATCCACATCCCGATGCAAATATTTTTTATTGGAAATCCGATCATGATCGTATAGTCGACTATTTAGTTGATAAATACCAAGACCCCCAAGATGATTTTTTTGATACAAAAAATTTTAAAGGGTCATCAGCTTATAAAAAAATTTATAAAAAAATACAAACCAAAAATGACGAATATAAAAAATTATTGGCTGAAAAAAATCAAGAAGAGATAGATAAATTATCAATCTTGTATGATAAAGAATTAACTTTTTGTGGGGAAACTGTTAAAAATTTAGTGAATAAAATTGAAAAAATGAAAAAAACCGATGCAACTAGAGTTGAATCAAGAGAATCAATAATAAAGAATTTAAGGGAACAAAATAGTAATGTTACGGAAGAACTACATAAATTATTGAACATTAAAAGTTTATGAAATTTAATGTATTAATAATATATGCCATATTTTAATGATATTATTTTTATTCATATCCCAAAGACTGGTGGTACGTCAGTTGAAAAGTATTTCTCTAAAAAATTCAACATTCCTTTGAATTTTAAATCTTTGTATGGTATTAAAGGTGATTATTCTTCGTCTTTACAACATTTAACCTATTTAGATTTGGTTAAACACAAACTTGTTGATTTTACTGATAAAAAAATAATTACGATTGTTAGAAATCCTTATGAACGTATTGTTAGTGATTTGTTTTGGTATAGAAAAATTAAGAAGAACACATCTAGCGAAGATGTCTGCAAAATCATAAAAAAATATTTAATGGAAAAAAAATTAGATAATCACAATATACCTCAACATCTTTTTATAAAAGGCGCATCTCCTATACATATAATGCGAACTGAAACACTTAAAAAAGATATGAATGATTTAGGTTACGATTTTGATATTAATGTTCATAAAAATAAAGAGAATGTAGACTATTATTCCTTTTTGAACAAAGAATCTATTGCACTTATAAATGATTTTTATAATACTGACTTTGAGTTATTTAATTACACAAAAATAGATGTTTAATATATGTCAACCAGAAAGAATAAAGATTCTAGTATTATACAGCATTTTATGGAAATGATAAATACCATAAAGTTGTATCATTGGAAAACATACTCGTTTCCCGAACACAAAAACACTGACGAACTACACAAAACACTAAGCGAGCATGTAGATAAATTTGTAGAAGTATTGTTGGGTAAACACGGTGGTCGAATCAATAAAAAAGAGTTTCAATTCAAATGTGTAAACTATTCATCCTCCAAGGAATTTAAAAAGTATATCGAAAAAACACTTTTTTATTTATCAACGTTCAATCATACCTTTAAAAATGATAGCGATTTACTAAACATACGCGACGAAATGGTTGCCGATTTGAATCAATTCTTGTACCTTTTGTCATTCAAATAACTTAAAGAATTGAAATATTTAATGTAATGAAAATATTATACACTGGTATTGGAGCAACAAAAGATGAACATACTGAAGCAGAATTTTTGACCATTATGAAGAGGGAATTTATTGATAAGGATTGGGTGAATGAATCCTTTGAAAAAAAAGCCTTGCAACTTTGTTATAAAGATTGGATTTTACCAAATGAATTTAAACTTTTTACTTTTATGGATTGGATGGAATATTCTGGTGCAAGTATTGTGTGTATATAATATCTTAATAATATATGAATATTAATTTATTAAAAAATAAAAACTTAATTGAGAATAAAAAAAAATATTTAGCTTGGTTGAATAATAGAAAAAATGAGTTGAAATCATATAAACAAAAATCCGAAACAAACGTAGCAATTGTCGTGCACTTATTTCATGTGAACCTATTCACAGAATTTTTAAAATATATACAAAATGTAAAAACCATATTTAAAAATGTAACTGTAATATTTACTATCAATGATGCTAATTTTGAAAAAATAATAAAACAAAAAGATCCAACCTTTATTGTATTAAAAGTAGAGAATAAAGGAGTGGATGTTCATGCATTTTTAGAATCTATAAAATTTATAAGAAATCAAAATATACAAGTAGAATTTATTCTAAAAATACACACAAAGGTATCTACAACACCAATATGGAGAAATTGGAGAAAGGAATTGATCGAACCTATCACAGATTTGAATAATCTAATTGCAATACAAAATTATTTCAAAAAAGTAAAAAATATTGGCTACATTGGAGCAGAAAAGTGCATTTTACCAAAAAAATTCGATTTAAGATTTCCTCAAAATATTTACGGATTGAATAATTTGATTGAAAAGTTTCCACATCTTCAAAAAAATTGGAATTCGTTCAATGCTGGGAATATGTTTTGGATAAATAATGAGGTTCTAACAAAATATTTGACAGACGATCTGATGAGTTATTTTGATGATAAATTTTGTCGAAAAAAACCACCATCAAATAATGTAAAAAATAAAGGTATATTTGTAGAATATTTATGTGAAAGACTCTTTAGTGGAGTTTTTTGTTACGATTCTACAAATATATTGATAGGTAACACATTTAGTTTTTATAAAAGAAAATGATTCGGAATTTAATTTTAAAAATTTTTATAAAAATGCAAATAATAACAAATTCACAACAAATTCACAAGTTAAATATCATCTTCATCATCTGCCCAGCTGCTTTTCACAGGCTTGATCACATTTATGGTGTGAGGCTCACCATCGCGCAAAACCTCTTTTTCAAAAATAATATATCCATTTGCGCAAAACAATTCATAGTTTGCATCCCAGTAATATTTTGCCGTATTGCGCTTGTCCTTTTCTTCAAACAAAAGCCCGACGTTTTCCTTCTGCCAATACGCCAATGTAAGTACACTGCTTCGATCCTTTTCGCTTTCCACTGGCAACGACTCGTCTTCTGATTCTGAACCAAAATCAAAGGTATTTGCCACCGCAACCTTTGAAACTGCAACCTGTTTCACTTCCTTCTTCTCGCGAAAAACAACCTTGCAGCTTCCGGCGAAATGACCTTTTTTTCCACATTTACTGCAAATGTTATTCTTCAAAAGCGGACATGTAACTCTACTAGATATATCCCTCGTTTCGCGAACAAAATGCGTTCCGTACACTTCTACTGGTAATCCGGCGTTGGCGCAAATGGAGCAATGTTTCATCTTGGTTGTCATTTTTCTTTTGTATAAATGCAATTCAATAAAAATAAATTTCAATTTTTTTCAATAAAATTTATTTTATAAATTGACTTAAAGACGTTTTATAATACATTAATAAGAAGGGTTGACAGAACAATTATAAAGTATTTGAGTTACAAATACTTGTTAACCTCACAGCAAAAATATTTAAATTTATTCCTCATTTGAGGATATTTTACCTTGCAGCAATTCTTTTTCAATTATTAAGAAACCAAGGGTAATCGCAAAAAAGCTCTGTTGGCGAAATGGTTATCGCGTTAGTCTTATGAGCTGAAGGTTGTGGGTTCGAGTCCCACACAGAGCAACAATGTTTTCTTTCAGCAATCCTCTTTCAAAGCACTTTTAGCAAAAACGAAAAAGAAAACAGCAAATTCATAGCGGAGTGGCGCAGTGGTCAGCGCGCATGGCTCATAACCATGAGGTCGGAGGTTCGAACCCTTTCTCCGCTCTTTTATCTTACAGCAATTCTTTTTCACCTATTAAGAAACCCAAAAGATAAACGCTTCAAGTTACATTAACTCAGCTAGGTAGAGTGCCACCCCTTAAGGGTGGATGTCATGGGTTCGAATCCCATATGTAACATTTTTAATATTTTATTTCATCTTTTATCTTACAGCAATTTTTACTTATTAAGATAAACGCACATTTAAGCCATATTAACTCAGTCGGTAGAGTGCTAGCCTTTTAAGCTGGTGGTCGTGGGTTCGAGCCCCACATATGGTACTGCATTATTAGCTCAGTTGGTAGTAGCACTCGGCTGTTAACCGAGAGGTCAAAGGTTCGATCCCTTTATAATGCGTTTGAAATTTATGAAGAATAAATTTCAAAAATTATAAGTATGAAAAAACGTATTCTTTAGTCAAAATGTTTACTAGGATGGAAATACAATGAATCTGTACAAGTTTTTAAATGCAGTATAAAACATCTATAATATTATTAATAGAGTATAAATGGATTCCAATTTAGTTTTAAGTTTTTTATTTGGTTTATTTGCAAAAGTTTATGATGATATTATAGATAATAAACTAAATATTAGCGAATATTATGTTGATATTTTAAAATATTTTGTCATATCATTAGTTTCAATTGTTTGCTTTAATGATGCAGTATTTTCTATAATATATTTTGAAATGACACTATTATCATTATTAATGGATAAATTTTACACAAGTAACTTGGATATAAGTAAAGACACTGATGACGAAAAAGATTTGCTTGCATTAAATGACAATGTTTGGGTATATTCATGTATTTTATCTGGCATTTGTATTATTTATCATATTTTTAAAAATTTTGCTAAGATAAACATAAATTTTAGTTTTAAAAATTTAACTTTTTTTATAAATATATTAATTAATTTTTTTATTATTACTCTTGATATTTATTTTACTCCAGAACATTCAAGTGATAAAAAATTATATGCTCGTATTTTTGTCTTAGTAATATTATGTATTTTTATTTATTATATGAGTCGTTTTCAAGAGTATATTTATGAAGGTAATTATGGTATTATATTAATGAATATTGGTTTTTTGATAGGTTCTGTTACTTTTTTAACATTAGACAAGTTCAAAGTGTTTGATAATTTTAAAAATAAAAATGTTAACGACAAGTATCTCGTCAATCACACCATTGACGACAAGGAAGATCTCAATGAGGACAAAGGATAAAAATCCCAAATAATTTATCTTTGAATTTTATTTTTCATAAAATTCAAATTAATTCTTCTGAAAAACTTTGATGCATTCCCAAATTTTGGCGGATTCATCAATGGTAAACGCCCCACGTTTTTGCGCCAATCCAATAAAAGAAACCAATAAATTTAATCCATCAGTTGGGGTTTCCACAGTAACATCAACTAGTTTTTTTTGTTCTTTTGGTTCCTCCATTTATTAAACTAAATATTTTTTTTAATATGTTTTAACGAATTAAATTAGAGGTTGATTTGTAACTAATTCTTGAGCAATCATACCGATTGACCCAATCATGGCAAGACGTCCGTTGTTAAGTTCGGCATTTGACATAAATTCGTTCGTTCTCATATTAAATCCTAAATCTCCCTGGTAATCTTCCTTCATCAAAAAATACTTGGACTGATCAATTGGTTTTTCCCAACCCAGCACCATAGATGAAAATTCGAAAGCTCCGACAAAAGTTATAAGGGTGATTAATGTAGCTGGATCATCCAAGAGATGGATTGATTGTTTATGTGTCACTAATTCAGTAACAGGAATGGCTAAAGCAGATATCATTCCCCATCGACCATGCTTCAATTCGGCTTCACGAAGGCGAACTAATTCAGTTTGTGGTTTATTTTTTGAAAACCCAAGAGGATCAAAAAATCCGAGTGGTTTTGTAGCACCGTTAAAGGTGAACCCAGTAACATTTGAGATGAGAAGAAAAAAACCAAGGAAATACATTACACTATATTAAAAATAAAGTTTAGGTAGATTTTCTATTTGGTTATAAATGACTTGTGATTTAAAGATAATTCAAGTATTCCTTTAATGATCCGACGATTTTTTGAAAGAATTACAAAGGTGGATAAAAAAATATTGGGTAGATGGAACATTGATTATTGTGAAAAAATAACAAACAAATCGATAGATCGAATGAAGATCACTGTGGTCCTTGCGGCTATGAGAAAAATCTTGTCATTGAAAAACGCTTAAAAAAATCTAGCAAGTAAATAATAATGGAAAAACAAACGGAAGCAGAACTTTTCAGAAAGTATGGTGGATACATATTGCTCGAAATATACAGCAATGTAAATTATCAAGATCAGATAAATGACAATAACAATACATTGCTCAAATCTTTGTACTGTCCAACTGATTATGTCAATGATGGATTTGATTTGATAACTCCAGAAACAGTATACTGTTCAGATGTTTCAAAAATAGATTTCAATATAAAAATCCAATCTTTTTGTGTAACAGAAACAAAGAAATTTCCTTGTGGTATGAAATTATATCCTCGATCAAGCATCACCAAAACACCTTTACGACTTGCAAATAGTGTAGGTGTTATCGATCCAGGATATCGTGGAAACATTATAGGCGTCTTTGATTGTTGCGCCGATTATGAACTAGTTGGTGGTTCTAGAATTGTTCAGTTATGCGCCTCTTCACTTTTACCCATTTTTGTTTCACCGATTTCGTATAATGAACTTTTAGTTTCCAATCGTGGAGAAAATGGATTCGGATCTTCTGGAATATAAAATTTATTTGCAAAAAATAATGGACATAGTCTTGAATATTTACAAAACTGAAATATCTAAAAAATATAAAGTAGACATTTCACTGAATCAACTGCCTACATTGAAAGATGTTTGGGAAGAATATAAACAGATAAATATTTCTGTGTTGATAGAATGCATTTGCCTTCAAATGAATATTATGGAAACAATCGGGCTTACATTTTATGCAATATCTATGGAAGATATTTATGTATGTGAAGGCATTTTTATTATATGTGGAAAAACGATAAATATTGTAAAGGATAAGTTCACCTTTCGTTCGCCACCAATTCTGGATAAAAAAAAATATTTTCATTATCCAGAATTTTTAAGTCAAAAAACGATTCCTTGTTCTTTTGATAAAACTGTTATATATTATTCTTTTGGGCTTGTTGTATTGACTTGTTTATCAAGTTATCCTACTTTTACAAACGGAGAATATTATATAAATGATGAACCCATTGATAAATTTGTTGAAAAAATAGAAGGAAAAATTCATTATTTTCTAAAAAGATGTTTTGCACCAACTCGAGAATTATTATTTATTTAAAATATAATCTCATAATAAATGTCAATTGTTGCTTTTAAAAAAAAATCAGCAATCCAATTTGGAACTCATATTTCTGGAAGAAATCCGGGAGGCGCATGGATCCCTAGAGGACCGGGAAAAAAGTTGGTTCATGTGAATAATTCTGGATTTTCCATCAATGGCTCATATAGAAATAAAGGGGCAGTTGGCACAACAATGCAGTTCTCTAAAACAAAAACATTATTTCGTGGTCCATACGCAGTAGGTTGGGGAGGATGCAAAGGAACGTATTATAATGTTCCTCTTTTTGTCGTGAATGAGGCCGTCGTTGTTCCTGGAACCCAGCAATTATATGTCAAACCATCTGTTTTATCAACAAATGGAATGCTTGCAACAAAATATAAATGGATCAAAGGACAATATCCAAACTATTGGGTTAAAAATATATATACGAATACGATGTCGGATAATGCTTCACAAAATGTTTACATCGCGACAAAGGCATCTGCAAATTCTTGTAATAATGATCCATTGAAACAATTTGTTGGAAACCAAGCCATTATAACGGAATCCGAATACAACAACTATTTAACACATCGTTGTGCTGCGCCACTGCCTTCCCAAAAACACATTCCTGAACCCACGTGGTCTGCGTGGGTTGGTTCAGGAACTTGTGTTTGAATATAATATGAGATTGTTTTTTAAGTTGCCAAGTGGGTTAACAATGGAATATCCAGATGTGATAGATGAAAAAGAAATGCTCAATTACTTTACGAATTACGTAGAAGATTTGATTGGTACAAATAAAATAAAATACACTTGTAATAATTGCATATTAGATGATAAGAAAACATTGTTTGATTTAAAAATAAAATCATATGATACTATCTGTATCAATGTTTAATCTTTACAATTTTTTGTAAAATTGGAAAGATTAAAATATATTTTAAATACATGATTTGCGAATTTGTAGTATACTATTCTTTAAGCTTGAGTTATACAAAATTATTTATACTATTTGCACTGAATATTCTTTATTTTTTCCGTTTTACCATTTACAAATGGTGTGTTTTGTTTTTATTTAAAAAAATAAAATACGGAAATATATCTTTTATTGAACGTTCTGCTGTTTTGAAATCAGATTATACATTAGAACAAGTAGACAAGGAATTATTAAATGTTGTTAACCATCCAAATGATCCGAATGTTATTATATATATTACAAATGAAAAATTTTATGAAAACTTTTTATTTTACGGTGAATTAGGATTAGAAAAATCATTCAACTTTGACTTTTATACAGAAAATTTATACGAACTATTTGAAATAATATATTCGCCACCATCACCAGAATGGATAATTTATAAAAACTTTTCTGATGCGTTCAATCTTAAAAGTGAAACAGAAGTAGAAAATACTCTGGACTACAACAACGAAGAATTTATTTTCCATGTAGATGAATCAAGTGATTTTTCCACAGAAAAAATAAAGATTGTCATTCACAATGGTAATTTTGACTTTAAAAATACATCAATAAGTAATGCCACAATTTTTACAGATAAAGAAATTTCCAAGAAAATTATTTACAAACGAGTGGAACGATTCGTCCCAACTGGGTTTTCAGACAAAAGTTATTATGATACTTTTTTGAAATTTCTTTTTGAAAAAAACTATTTGTCATTAAACACTTATTTTAAATAATAACCAATTATATGAATAAATGGAAAGGATGGGCAAAAATGGCTCCCTCTTTGAAAGAACGAAATACAATGTTTCGAAAATGTGGAAAAAAATGTTTTTTAGGGAAACAAACGTATCCTATATGTGCTAGAAATACTTGTAAAATAAATCGTAAGGGTGTTTACTCTGCTTACATTCGCGCACGACAATATAGTTATAAACGAGGAAATAAAACAATTGCAAATAAGGCCAAAAAAATGTTGAGCAAAACAATTATAATTCATTAATAATATCATATCTTGGATGTTGAAGACTTTCTTCGAGCATACTCCAAGGAGTATAATTTTCCAACCCATCAACACCCTTTTCGCAGAATAAATTCAACAACAATGGACTAAACCCAGATATCATAGTTGTATTCTTTTGTTTTGCCAAGTTTGGAAAGCCATTTGTAGATCGTAAATTCCAAAATAAAATATGCGGCACATCGTAAGGAACACCAATTAAGTTTTCACCCACTACCTTATACTTTTCTTTTATCATTTCAAACATGGAACCATAATTCTTATCGGCTGCATCGATCATCATATCAGAAAAAATGACAAGACTGATCTGTTTTACTTGTTCAGCAGACATTTTTTGCTGAACAATAACAGATAATATTAATTCAAGAGCTTTGTGAAAACTTGTTGTCATTCCCCATTTTGCACTCCTTGTCTTTTTCACCATATCTACAAAACCATCAATGCCTTCCAAATTTACCCATTCGGGAACTTCTGAAAAGGTAATGAGTCTTTTTCCTAATCGCGACTTTTCTGCCACACGAATACCTAGACCAATTGCAGCATTCAGAGGATCTCCGCTCATAGAACCAGACACATCGACTAATGGCACCATGTATTCAAGGTTTCCATTTTGTGTGCTATTATCCTTCCACTGAAGATTCAACATTTGAGTTTCTCGATAGTTTTTAGTATCACAAAGTTCCAATGCCTGCTTTGTAAAATCGTTCAATCCTATGCGCTTTCCTTTTACAGTCGCCTCTCCTTTTGTCGCCTTGTCCAAAAAGACTGCAAAATTTTCAGCACACTTTGTTCGATCAAACGTGGATGATCGTTCTGTTCCCTTTTTGGTAAGATTTAAAAAAGCCTTTTTATTCTTAAACATTGTAACAGAAGTTACATTATTTGGCTCGATTGATGCCCATGTGTTAGAACATTGCTTTACTTGTGTCGTGTCCAACTTTTTATTCAACGCACTCAACAATTTCCTGTATTTCATTTTACAATAATTGATCGATTTCGCAGTAATTGGGTTTGGTAGAATAGAAGAATAGTAGTCTAGAGCCAATGGTTCAAATAACCAACCTTGCGCCGAATTTTCACGAGGAATCCATTTTCCCAAAAGGCTTACTTGATTGCCTTCGAGAAGTTTTCTTTCATCATTTGCAAGGTTTTTGTTCACAAGTTGAATGACAAATTTCAACTTAGTACCAACTTCTTCTGGTCGAATTTTCAAAGTCGTTTTGTACAACTCACTCAATCGTTTGATATCTTTCCATGAGCCATATGGATGTACGCTTGAACCATCTATTTCAAGAATAAAAAAAGCATTGAAAATAATGCCACCAATTTTTGGGTAGATTTTATTAATAACCATCAACATTTGATACGCCAACAAACACTCTCCTTTGCCATTCACAATATCTCGCGTATGTGCGCACATTCTGAATAAAATAAAGAGATATTTCTGATAACCTTCATCCGGCCAAGTTTCTACATGATCCTTCAATAGCAACATGACCTCTTCGTATTTTTTAATGTTTGCCCCGCGAACTAACTGGAAACTAATTTGCGTTATATGTTCTTCAAAATAAGAAAAAGACTGTTTTTCTTTTTTTGCAAAGAGTGGCGTTTCCTCTGGTTTTGCCCATGCGTACTGCGAGTGTCCTTTTTCACCTCTGGTGCTAGGAGGAACAAAATTGTCAAAAGCTTTTACAAATCCCTCCATTTTATTATTATTATTAAATTCTTTTTAAGTCCTTTTACCTAGTGCAAATTCAAACAACACATTTTGGCATTTATACTATAAACATTTATACTATAAAGTTATTATTTTTTTTAATAGTATTATATATGATACACATATATGGCGATAGTCATGCATCTTTTAGTTTTAAGAATTTAAAATTACATTATAATGATTTACATTGTTCTTCTGTAACAATGTTTCGCATAGGTAGAGATAATACTATTATAAATTTTAATAAAAATATTATACAAAAAGGTGACACAATTATTTTATCATATGGTGAAGTTGATTGTAGATGTCATATACAAAGACAGATAAATTTGGGAAAGAATGAAGACGATATAATTAATGAATTAGTTAATAATTATTTCAAAACAATAAAAAATAATATAAATATAGACGTAAAAATTATAATCGTTGGTGTTATACCACCAACTAAACAATATGATTATGAAATATTACATGGCATAATATTAGACGAGTTTCCATTTGTAGGAAGCGATGAATGTAGAGTTAGATATACTGGTAAAGTAAATAAATTATTAGAAGAATTGTCAATCAGTAATAATTATATTTATTTTAATCCATATTCTTATTATGAAAGACCAGATGGTACATTAAAACATGAATTATCAGATTCAACAGTTCATTTAGGTAATAATTTATTTTTCTTGGAAAAATTTATTGAGTTATATAAACAAATCTAACTTCAAAACAATTCAAAGAGTTTCTTCATCCGAACTGTCGGTGCTTTCTGGTTCGTAGTAAAATTCATTTGTGTAACTATCATATCCATAATCATTCAATATCTTTGTTCTGTGTTCATTCTTGCGCCGCACAATATCGTCAATTGCTTTGTTCATCTGCACGCCAATTGTATTTCCTTTTTTTTTCTCCAATTCTTTTGCTTCTTTTTGTAGTAAATCTTCGCTTTTTTTCATTGAGTATACAACCTCACCATCCACAAATTTCAATAAAAGCATGTCCTCCACTTCTTCATCCACTTTCACTTCTTCCTTCTTTGCAATTGCTGCGTAGTTCAACTTATTTTCAGACATTGTGTAATTATTTTAAAGAATCAAATTTCAATTCAATTTTTTACAATAATCATAAAAATTTTTATAAATGAAGAATGTTTCTTCAGATAATTCGGGATGACCTAAAATCGCAAATACGTTATTTCCATAATCAAAGGCAATCGAATGCTTTTTTCCATTCAACATTATACACCCAATATTTCCTTCAAAATGTGGAGGCGGAATGGGTAAATCTGTAAAACAAAATTTTAAATTTATCTCGTTTACATTACGAAATAAAACACTTGATGGATCTGTATGAACTACTGCCTTTTGACAAAAAGAGTGACCTATATTGTGCAATTTTCCTCCGTTTGTAACAGTTAACAACTGAGAACCAAAACAAATACCCAACACTGGAACATTTAATTTTAACATGTAGTAAAAATTTTTAGCATAACTTTGTAGCACATCGTCTTCTAACATCATTGGACTTCCAGACAAAATAATACCTTTGATTTTTAAAGAAAGAATATCTGGTTTAATCTTGTTTACTTCGACATACGGGATATTCAACAATTTTAATGTTTTTCTTATTTGAAAAATAAAAGATAATTCGTTGCCATGAGTTGAATTATTCACAACCAAGAGCATAATTTATGTAATATTAAATATCGTTAAAATCGATTAATTCAGAAGTGATTGACTGAGTATTTTTTATATCATTTTCTATTTCTAATTGTTGTTCTTCATATTCGTTTGTAAAAGTAATTGTATCGTCCTTTACTTCTTTTACATCAAAGACGCTCCAGTTTTCATTGATGGTAGTGAACAATTTTTGTTTTTCGTTGTCAGTGTAAACTTCCAATAAGTCGCAATTTTCTCGCGTTTTTGCAGTTTCCCAATCACGAAGTCCAACCAATATCCACGACCCTTTTTCAACAACATTATCTCTTCCTTTATTAATAAATTTTCCGGGCATTGTGCACAGTCTTGTTGCTTGATCTAAACACAAAACAACTAGTTTATTTCCTCCGGGCTTTGACGTAACGCGTGCGTACATTTCTCCGTCATGAATTCTTAAACGCAATTTTCTTTCAATGTTTACTAAATGTTTGCGTGCTTGATTCTTGTGCTTTCCTCCTTTAACATTTTTCACCATTTTATCGTGTTTAACAAAAACATTTTAAGTTATTTTTAAGTGAGTTTTTTTTGCTGTCAACTCAATATATTTCAAAAGGATTGTATGAACAATGGTTGTAGAAAATAAAAAGATTCCTCCCGAAAAAATTATTTTTTTATCAAGTGGAGAAACAGTAATGGTACGAAATGGATTAAAACGCCACATCAGAAAAAAACTAATATAAATTTTTACGAATGAGTTGATAATGTCTAAATATTTTTTTGCATTTGTTGAATAACCAACAGCATAAATTGAAAAAAGAATATAAGTTACAACAGTAATAACGTCTAATATAAAAATTTGTGTCACATTTTTTATCATACTATAGATACTTATAAATATTTGACCATTTTTTGGTTAACTTTATTACGTTTTTATAGTAATCTTCATTCTTGGATAAAGCTCCAAGTAGTTTTGATTGAATAATGCGCGCTATTTTTTCAAGATCTTTTGCGGAAACATTCTTAATCAAAATCCAACCGCGCGTTTCGTCGAAAACCATCTTTCCATCCAGTTTGATACATTCACCGTTCTTTATCCATCTTTTAAAAACATTTGAATAGATAACTTCTGCTTTTTCTTCTGTTATGTCATCAACACAAACGTAAATTTTATCAATATATTCTTGAAAAGTGATGGTTGGTTTTCCGTAACTTTCTTGGAGTTGTAATTCTAATTGAGAAATACGTTTTTTTAAACTTTGAACATTTTGACATTTGTACTGATGTTTTTCCATAGAAGTTCTTAATTTAAAGTGTTTAGAACATTTCGCACACGAAATTTCCATTTTTTTGTCCATACTGTTATGAAATATTTTCAATTTTAAAATAATACAAATAAGTATGTATGAAAATAAATATCCCGCGTATAGAGCCCAAGTAATCTATGGAACTTGTAAAGGATGCAGTTTAGGTTTATCTGGAACAAATCCAGTGACTATTTATCAAAATCAACAGCGCATTTGGAATACTGTACAAGTAAGTTCTTCAGAGTACACAATGAATAAAAGTACACTTGGTGCTCTAGACTCTGATATTCGTTGGAATCAACAAAGCGATCGTGCATTACCTCATATTCAAAAAGTGACCGTTCCGTCACGTGGAAACAGTACAAAACGAACAATAACACGCAATCGCCCTGGTGCATCCACCCCTGGAGGAATTGGTTGTGACATTAAATTTAACTCTTATGATCGTTATTTGAATCGAATAAAACAACCACTTTTAAAACGAGGTTACATATCAGCAGAAATAACAAATGTTATTACAAAAGGTGGGTTGACTTTATTTAATCCGGCGTTTCCAATGTATGGAGGAAAATATTACAAAACCAATATTATTTCTTCGTGTAAGTGCCCTAGTCCCCTACCCAACTTTTCTACAAGTGTACCTGTTGAAGGAAATCTCACCAAATTTGCTTTTGCAGTAGGTCAATTAATTTCTTGGGATTTTTGCAAATATGCAAAAATATTAAACTATTTGGAAAATGGTCTAGTTCTGATTTCTTATTTAGACAATTATGGGGATGAAAAAGAAGAGGGTACAATAAACTTGGAATTACTACAAAATTTAAAAAAAATAGACCCATCGGTTTTTGAAAAGAAGGAAGTTCTTGGAACTGCATACAATTATTTTGTAGAAGAATTGAAAAATGTAAAATGTTTGAATCCATTCCTAAAAGTAAATTCTTTTGATAGTATATGTTGAAAATGAAGTTTTATCCTCGCTCTGCTATTTATACTACGCGTCCCAAGCCCTTAGGAATTTCAATGATTGGGCGGTTAAGAGTGAACACTCAATGTAATTGTAGATAATATAGTTATATTGTATAATGCCAAATTTTGACACATCCACTATTCAACCTTTTTCGCGAGCCGTGTATTTTAGTACACTGCATCAAAATTTGCCAGAAAGGATTGCAGCTATAAAAGCAAACAAATGCATGTGTTTTACATACAATAATCCAACCAATTATTTTTATAAACCACATAGTGATTTAGGAAGAGTTGGAACAATATCATCTGCGTATCAAGCGCAAAGAAAAAGAATATAGTATTTACATGTTGTGTAAATACAAAGACATTCTCGGAAAGGTTGGTGAAGGAGTACACTCATATCGGATTTTTAATATAGCTGTCATAGATGTTTTACTAACTATTTTTATAGCTTTTATTATTCACAAAGTTTTTCAAATAAATTTCATTGTCACGCTTATTTCTTTTTTTTTGTTAGGAATATTGTTTCATCGTTTATTTTGTGTGCAAACAACTCTTGACAAATTGTTGTTTAATTAAGATAAACTAATCCACAAATCTCTGTCTAGATGGCCGAGTGGTCTAAGGCGTTGGTCTTAAGATCCAATATCTACGGATTCGTGGGTTCGAACCCCACTCTAGACATTGCATTTTATTTTGCATTTTATTTTGCAAAATAAAACAATGAAAGAAGTTTTTGTTGCTTGTAAAAAAAACGGAAAACTTTTGTTTAAAAATATACATGAAATACAAACGCGGAATATTTCAACAATGAAATGCATGTATGAAGCAGATAAAATATATAACTGGGGTGATTTTGTGATAACAATTCGCACATCTGATACATGTGCGAATCACGAGTATGGGTATGCAAAAAACACATTATATCGTTTAATTCCAGATTTCAATTTTTGGGGATGGCCGGAAGTAGGTATAAATAATTATTCTGTTACTGTCAATGAAATAATGATGGCTGGAGAAGAACCATTTCTTTCAAATAAAATTGGATGGATTGGGAATCTAAATACGAGTATTATTCGGAAAAAATTATTTAATTTTAGTAAAAAATATCCAACTATGATGGATATTATTTCAATGAAATGGTCACAGAGCACTTTGTTAAAACTAAACGCAACCCAATATTTATCAATGACTGATCTAGTAAAAAAATACGCCTTTTTAATTGATGTAGAAGGGTATGGATATTCTGGAAGGTTAAAATATTTATTGTGGAGCCAACGACCAATATTGGTCGTAGATCGCCCTTACAAAGAATATTTTTTTGAAAATTTGAAAGAATGGGAACACTATATTCCCGTAAAAAGAGATTTGACTGATTTGCACGAAAAAATGATGTGGTGCTTTACAAATACTGAAAAAGCAAATGAAATTGCACAAAATGCATTAACATTTAGTAAAAAGCATTTAACTCGCGAAGCTTGTTATGCAAAATGGAACGATGTTATTCAAACTTTGTCCAAATGATAGTCCATCCACGATAAAGGAATTACTTTTGTTCCGCCGTCATATTTTACAGCAAAACGTTTTTCAACCATCCATTCATTCAAATGAACACCTTCGCAATGAACATCTGCCAAAACACGACCATATTTTTCAGTTTGTACATTCTCAAGAGTCACCTCTTTATTGATAATCAACTTTGTTAATTCATCTCTCGCTTTTTTCGCCAAGGTCTTTGCTTCTTCATTTTTGCTTTTGATTTCTGGTGTATCGATGCCATTTAAACGCACAGAGAAACGATATACTGGCGATGAATCATAAGGCAATTTAGATGCAACTGTAATTGTATCACCATCATAGACTTTTATGACTCGACCTCCAGTAATAGGCGCAACAAACGGAATCGTATCTTCCCACGAAATCATTATATTATGGTCTAAAATCTTTTTAATATATTTAAGATACATGTTTGTATATCTTCTAGAATCGACAAATGGTGCAACTTATGTTGGCGCTACTGTAGACGTAGATCGACGTTTGCGCCAACATAATAAAGAAATAAAGGGTGGGGCACATGCTACATCTATGAAGGTTTCTAAAGGAGAAAAATGGGAAAGAATATGTTATGTGGAAGGATTTCCAGATTGGCAAGCAGCTCTACAATTTGAATGGAGATGGAAACAATTGTCGCGAAAATTGCCTTCCATGAAACCCTTGAAAAAACGAATGCTTGCCTTAAAACAATTGTTGGATTTAGAACGTCCCACCCAAAAAGCAAAGGCTTACACGGAATGGACAACGCCTCCTAGCATTCAATGGTCTTCTGATCTAGCAAAAGAATTGTTTTAATAAAAACAATTATGAAAATACCAATGGAGAAATTAAAATTCAAATATTAAATATAATGTAATTATAATGCATCTTTTTTTAGATAACATGAAATATTATTTTTTGACTTGTAATAATGAAATTAGAAAACAACATATGTTGTCCGAATTCAAAGATTATGATATTACCGAAGTAAATTCCGTTTTTGATCCAAGTAAAAACAAATCTGGTGCCATAGGATTTTCAAGAATCCTTGATCTAGCAACGTTGAATCAAGATCCAAGTAAACCATTTCAACCATTTGTTATTTTTGAAGATGACGTAAAAAAATACAGAGAATTTCCAAAAACAATCGAAATACCAGATAACACTGATATTTTATACATTGGGTTATCTTGTTGTGCTATGAAACATGATAGTGGGGCATGTCATGTATGTTTTACGAATACTACAAATGAAGTAATAAAAATTTACAATATGTTAGCGTTGCATGGTATAATCATTTGTTCTCCAAGAGGTTTACTTGCGATTCAAAAATGCATGCTCGAAGGATATTTTAAAGATATTATATGGGATATTTTTACAGCACAAATACAACCATTTTATAACGTGTATGCCTTAAAAACCCCGTTGGTTTATCAATTTGGAGAAATAGGAGGCCACGAAGCGCCTACCAAATTTGAATATCCTCAAGAAACAGTGGAACAAAAGATAGACCCTTTGTGGATTAATTATGATAACATATCAACTATGACATGTTTCAAAAAATAAATTTTCCTTGTTAACGTCTTTTTTTTCTTGTTTTCTTCAAATAATTTGTTGAATAAATTCTTGAAGTTGATCGTGTTTTTGATCTAGACTTTGATCTAGACTTTGATCTAGACCTTGTTGAGATAGTATGGCTATTAGATGATCTATATAAAGTTATGTCAATATTAATCGAGGCATATTGTTGAATAATTTGTACAATATAAGAACGCATTTTTGAAACAATCTCGTATCTTTTATAAACATCGTCATTTGGAGATAAATCTCCAATTTCTTCTTCACTCTCTTGAGTATACTGATTTTCCTCAACTCTTGGGGTTATACTAGCATTCTCATATGTAGAGTCTGCAAACCATTTTTCGTAGCCTGAATAAATTAGCTGTGTATTAATATGATTGTATGTATTGTAATTAACGAAATCATTCTCAAACAATGCAATATCTTTGATCAAGGTTAAAACATCGGTCGTTTGGTCTGGTGTTGAATTAAACGTTTCATAGTCCTCTATTATTCCGTCTTGAAATAACTGTGCAGCTCGTTGTTTATTATTGACTAATAATTGATAACATTGAATAAATAAATCAAGTGTCATTTTTTTTTGAAACATTCTTATTGAATTGCCATTTGATTGATATATTTCAACATTCGATCCTTTGGGATCAATCGCAACAATAAATGCATGATATTCGGATGAAAATGGTAGTGAAGTAAACAACAAAATACTATTTGTTAGTAAAGATTCTTTTGAAAAACGAAAATATTTCTGGACGGTAAAAAAACCCTTTGCTTCGAATAGTTTTTCGAAAAAATCTACAAGTGTTCTACAATCTACATTCAGCAAAAAATTTGGAGGGGTCCGTTTAATTAGAACCTTATATATCTTATTCATATAACTAATAACCGAGTTTCCATTATCTATATGATATACCATATTTAACGCCCTCCTCGAATCAGGACCAAGCGTATTATATTGAGATAAAGATCCAACTAACACGTCGCTCATACTATATTATTATAAAATATATCTTCATCTGTAATTCGAGGTATTGATCTAAAAAGAGGGCGTCGCATATCATAAATAATGCATCGAAGTATTTCACCAATTTGAGTTGCTAATAAAGATGTGCGCGCTAAAGAATTGTGCTCAACCAATACATAAAATTCGTTCTGATAATAATAAAATAAAAGAGTTATATTTTCTTCCAAATAAATCACGCGAGTATTTTGAAATTTTTTGAAAGAAAATGAAAGCTCGGCAAGTTGTGCTGTGATACGCACAATGATACCGACAATTTGACTACGTTCTTCTTCTGGTGTAGAAAAATCGATTTTTTTACACAAGACTGCCAACTGTTTTTTTTCCAAATCTTTTTCCAAAATTTCTGCACAATAGTGTTCTTCACCAATAAACATTATTATTCTCTTTACAGTTGTATTTAATATTTTTTATCTTTTCGAGTTTTTTTTTGTTTTTTTGAGTTTTTGTCCTCCCCCTGATTTTTTTTTTTGGTATGTTATCCTACTCGGATGAAGCGAAGATTGGTATGCTATCCGACTCGGTTGAATCGGAGGGTTCTCAGGATCAAAAGGATCAATATTTAACTCTTCAATATTTTTTTTGGTAATAAAAATAAATATATATTTAAGATAATATCCGTTGTGAGTCGATACATCAATTGGTGGTATTGGTGGTTTTTCGATTATGTCTGGGTCAACTTCCCCATCGAATAATATATTATTAAAATTATTGTTTGATCCCCACGAATTTTTAAAAAGGTATTTCCCATTTTCTTCGTTAAACCCGACAATAGTCATTGCGTGACCTCTAACACCATTGAAAAACGAAGCATAAGCATAATACCCCATCCTCAATATTTCTTTTAAAATAACAATAATCCTTGGGTCGTTTAAATCTTGAGCTCCAAGGTGTACTGCTGCTAGTTGATTAGTTTTCCAAAAAGTGTCTATCATTTTAAGAGATTCATAAACAGTAATTAAATACGGTGTATATTCTTGAATTAATTCACCAGTGTTAGTGTTAGTGTCCCACTCTTTAATCTTCTCCTCTAACAATTCTATATCATGTTGAAGTTGTTGAAGTCCCTCTTTTGAAGAAAAAGGTTTTTCCAATAGTTCTTCCAATATTTCTTGTTTTTTATTTAATTCAGTTTTTAATTCAATTAGTTCAGGTGGAAGCCAACTATCAATAAACACCCCAAATGACAGTTCTGCAATATAATCAAAAATATGCATAACATTACTAGCCCTACCTCCTTTAGTAGTACTAGTAGCACGAGTAAGAATATTATAAAACGTGCGATTTAGTATTGCCTTAAAAATGGTTATAGGGTAGCATTTTTCACCTTCTGATTCTTCACCGTCTGATTCTTCACCGTCTGATTGTATATTTTCACCGTTTGATTCTTCACCGTCTGATTGTATATTTTCACCGTCTGATTGTATATTTTCACCATCTGATTCTTCACCGTTTGATTGTATATCTTCATCTTCTAATTCTTCACCGTCTGATTCACCTTTTTGCATATTTTCTATTTGAGATAACAAAAATTCGCCATTAGTCGGATCAAATAATTCACTACATTTCTCGTGGTCTTTATCATCATCGGGCATGTTTCTAAGAATAACGACAAATCTAGTAAGTACTTTTGCTAATACATGAATATAACACAAGGGTGTATGTCTTTGATTCGAACTGTCTGAGGCTCGTCTTTTGAGTGGGGGCGGTCGGCCATCATCATCACTAATATACCATTCGACATCTATAACATCACCATTTTCCACAATTCGTTGTTTCGCAGTACTCGGACGCTTTCGACTCATTTAATTATATAAAGATTAAATTTGATACAAAACTTCAATTTTCAATGTGAACGACCAATCACCACCATTCAAGTTAACAAGTTGTCCTTTGTCGTTTATTAATCTTACGGTAAAACGATCAATGTTCACTGGGCCAAAAAAAAGACGCGTGTTTGTTTGTAGTTTGTCTTGGATGAACAAATTCTGATGATCAACGCCTTGTGTGTTCACTGGAATAATTGCCAAAACATCGTTTGTTGTCGGAGATGGTAATCGACAATTTATTGGGTTTCCACGATTATGTCTAATAATTTGGTTAGTTGCGTAAAGTTGTGTTTGTGTCAAGATTCGTGGTGCAGATGGAATAAACTGAGGAATTGACTTATTAGACATTTTTGTCTGATTAAATAAAAAATCTTCAATTGATTTTTCAGTTTTAATCGAAACATTGTTTTTCAGTTTTATGCATTTATATAATAAACTTGCATTGATATATTTTGGAAGATCAATTCTCGAATCTTGAAGTCCAGTAAGTGTGATGATATCATTGTTTACACGATTTGTTTGATAATCTTCTAAAACCAGTGAAAAATATTGTGTTCCGGATAAATTAATAGAAACGGATGCAGTATTACCATCGCTTTTCATAAAGAGATAAGGGGAACGAAAACCCATCAACCACCCAAGTGTAGCGTCAATCGAGGGTTGAAAAAGAAGACAAAGATTTGTCGAAAATTCTTTTCCGTTTGAATCTGTATATTTGTAATATTTGAGATTTCCAATGTCGTAAAAAGTAAAGTAAGCATAAGTATCCAACATTTCAGTTAATGCTTCTTCTTCTAAATCTCCTATAAAACTTTCTCCCGTAATAAAAACAAAATATTGTTTTTCTGTCCCAGAAAGATGGTATGGATTGTCAAATGTAAAAGATAGTCTACTCGACGTTGGGTTAATAATACACTTGATACCAAAAAAATTATTTTGAGCCAATTGATATTCTAGTTCAGCAACAAATTCTACAGGAGTATAATTACCGGATCGTAAAACAATAAAATAATCTTCTCCGTGAGTTGTAATCCAAAAAAAATTGTTATTGTACACTGAATCAATTGTGTACCATGTTTTTGGAATTATAATATTTTCCATTTTTATCGAAAGAACATTGGTGAGCTGTTCACATAAATTTGCATTAAAATATGAAGAAGAATATTCATTTAACGAATAACTCGCCGTTGAAGTTTGAAACAAACTGTCTTCAAATGTATAATCACGAAACTGACTATCAATATTTACTATACGAGTAGTGACGTTTTTTAAAAGAGGATTCAACACATCTTTTTGAACGGGTACATTATAAACATTTTGAGAACCTTTGCTCTTTTCAATTTCTCGATTGTCATTATTTTCCACCAAAATACTTTGAACTTCTTCAAAAAAATTGATCATTTCTTCATTTTCTTTTTTTGTATATTTTTTAATATATTCGTTAGTTTTTACTATAATGTCACGTGATCTTGCTGGATAAGTAAGTCCTAAGATTTCTGTCAATTCTTCCACTGAGTAATTTTTAACATTTGTGTCCATAAATGAGTTGATTTGTTGTATTTAAATTTAAAACTTAAATACAATTTATATAATTAATAAAAATGCGTCTACTCAGTGAAAACGGAAATCAACGAAAATTCAATATCAGTGTCAAAGAGTTATTGAAAAAACCTATTCATACTCCGGCATGTCAGCGCTCAGTAATGATAGATCACGTAATGGAAATTGTAAATTTTCAAAGAGATTACTTTTCAAAAAAATATCATTATATTTTTTTAAACTGTATTCAATTTTGCATTGTTCTTGGAGTATGGTATTGTGTAGATGGTCAACATAGATATGAAGCGCTAAAAGAATTGAACGATTTAGATGATTGGACAATAGACATTGAAATTACGTATTGCAAAGACAAAGAAGAAATGCACAACATTTTTCGTATTTTGAATACGAGTACACCTGTGCCAGAATTTTTAAAATCAGAAGACAGTGTTTTGACATTGTTGGATGGATTAAAAAAATACATTCACGAAAGATATCCAAAATACATCTCGCCTTCTTCCAAACCACAACGACCAAACATTCAATTAGATACCCTTATTAGTGAGATTAACCGATTGTTTAAAATGACACCACCACCTCTTCCTATTTTGATTGAATGGTTCGAAACAGAAAATGCAAAACATTGCGAATATCTGACAAATAGTACAAATGAATTATGCATAAATGTCTTGGAAAGAGTAAACAAAACTGTTCGTTCGCGAAGTGAACCCAAAAATGTAACTTTGCGTAGTGAACCCAAACTTTATCTTGGATGCTACTGGTTGGATAAAATTCCGAATAAAATACTTAAAACAACAAGAGATATGTGTTGGAAACAATGGCACATTGAATGTCAGAAAGTAAATAAAGCAAATGGGTTTGAAGCTCCTTGCTATGTGTGTGAGAAAATGCTAGATCACACAACTTTTGAAGCTGGACACATTGAACCCCATACAAAGGGTGGGCTGAACACACTTGATAATTTGCGTCCCGTTTGCGGTGGATGCAATAAAACAATGGGTACTATGAACATGGATGAATTCAAAGCTATTTATGGAAAATAGACAAGAACCTCCAATTTGTATACTTTTATCATTTTCCATAAATAGTTTTGAACATGACTCTTATTTGTTCAGTCAAAGTAACTATAATTTCTGTTTTATTCATGAGAGTAATACCTGAAAGTCGTTTGGCGTTTCCGCGCCCCTTGAACAAAATCAGCTCGAGAACTTCAACTATTTTTTTGTCATAATCTTCAATTTCTTGGCGCACCAATCGATACTTTCCTAAATAAATGTATCGATTGTAATTGGGATCTTCGTAGATATCTTGGTGATCGCAAATAATGTTGCGAATCAATCCGATCCCCATTATTTGATTAGTGTCATTATTCATTTCGACCACAAACAAAAGTTGATTTATCAACAAAGTTTTGTTGATACGCATGGGAGAGCCATAAATGCATTCAATATTGTTTCGGCGCATAAATGCTTCGCGTTCGCGATACGTTTTGTCAGTAAATCTGGTAGAAGTCAACATTTTTTGTGGTTGATGGGATGGGAATTTTTTTCAATTTATTATCAAGTTTTTCTGATGTTTCGCCAAATAATCCTCATTGTGTTTCATCATATTTGGAACTTGAATCAACAACCGCAATACATTTTCGTAAATCTGATAGAAGTCAACATTTTTTGAGTAATGGAGTTTTTTCAATTTACTCCGGAATAAATAAAATAGTTAACAGCACAATATGGATTTAATACTGGAACTGACGTAGTGCCAGTAAAATCAATTGTTATTCCAGTATAAGCACTGTTTACTACTATTCCAGTGTAAGCAGTATTAGTGGTAAATGCTTGATTTGCATTAGATTGACTGTCGAATAATAGATTTTCATTGGGGCTACTATTGTTAGTTTTAGACCAATTGATGTTGGCGGTATGTTGGTGTCCTGGATCATTCACGCTATGTACATGTCCATTATCACTAATGGTGTGAGTATGTGATGGAACATCACTAATTGTCGAATTGCCGCCAATAATTGAACCACCATAGCTAGGAACTGGATTATTAGAAGTAGTATCACCATTTCCACCCAAAGGCATGTTTCCTTTAAAACTGGGCAAGGAAAACGTCCCGTCACTACCGCCGTAACTGTACCCAATAAGAGCAAATAATGCACTATACGTTGTTGTTGAAAGAGAAGATCCATCACAATACAAGAATCCAGCATTAAGCAAAGTGGATGAATTAGTGGGAAACATTCCGCTTATCAATTGTCCTACAAAATACGGACTCGTTACTTCTGGAATATTACTAATAGCAGTTTGGACATACCCAGTAGTTGCAATTGCTGTTGTTATACTATTATTTAATGGTGTGGTTGTTTGAACGACGTCATAATTTCCGGAAGTATTTGGTGTCCCATAAATACACTCTATACCTGTTATATTATTATTATTCATATTCAAAGGAGTATAAATATCTGTTCCTAAAGGAGTTAATTGAAAATATGTAAATGTATTATTATTACTATCATTTAAATTTAATTTTATAGTACCACTATTAGTATATAAAGTATTATTACTTATTGTTAAAGTTCCACTACTTTGACCTAATTCACTACTAACAGTTCCAGAATATAAATTTAAAGTAGAATTATTAATATTTATAGGTTGTGAAGTATTCATGCTTATAGGAGTTGAAAAATTTATTGCACTTGTACCATTACCTCCTAAAGTATTAATACCCAAAACACACATATTATTCATTTCTAAATCAGAATATAAATTTGTTGCATTTGAAGTAATATTTAAAACTTGTTGCGCAGAAGGTGTTGATGCATTATTATTACAATAAAAAATATAACCAGCATTATTTGCATAAGAACCATTATTGATAAAAGAAAATATATCATTAACTTGGTACATTTTTGTAGATAATGAACCAGATGATAATTCTAATGTAGGTGAATAACCAGAATCAGAATATAAATTAACTGTACCCTCAAATGTTTGAGTGTAAAGATTTTGAAAATTATTAGCTTGGTCAGTATAAACAGCATTTCCATTATTTGTAGATATTGCACTTGTCACATAGTTTGTAGTCGCTATTGAATTACTAATATTATTAGCTTGAGGGGTAGGTGCTGTTGGGTTTCCGGTAAATGCTGGAGATTCTAAAATATTTATATTATCGATTGAATATGATTTACCGGATGGAATATTAATCCCACTACTAAAATTTAAAATTCCATATGTAGAAAGAGATAAATTACAATCGACTCCAGAGATATTCGTTAGTTGCAAAATTGTATCACCTACGCTGGAATCACTACCAACTTTTATTGAATAATATGATGTAAGATTATGACAATATACCCCAGGTGCTGGGATACTTGGCATATCTGAGATATTTGGGGTATTTAATGTTATGGTACCATATGACTCTAACGTTATATTACCAGAATCATTTGAAATATTACCACATTTAAGGCTAGTTATTGTAGCATTTGAAAATGTTGATGTGTTGCTAGCATCAATGCCATTTAAAGCAATAATTGTGTCAGTAAAGGTATTTTGATTTGTAACATCTCCATTTACTATACTCTTGCCATTTGAAAAATAAATATCGCCTACATTAAACATAGATTGGTTATTCAAATCCATGTGACTATCCAAAGTAAATTTTGTATTCAATTTTCCAAGAGTATCTGTAATTATCAAATTTGTATTGTTTGTTGTATTGGAGGAAACATAATTATTAGATTTGTTATATTCTAGCCCACCAAATTTTCGAAAAGCCATTTTTTTATTCTTTTATTTTTTTTCGCAACTTCCTCCCAATTCTTTTGAATTTTCTACGAATTCTTCCAACTCCAGTTTCTCCTATAAGAATTTTTGGAACATTAATTTTAGTTTAATAATATATGGATTACGACGCTATACTCAAAAAAATGAACCTATATTACTTTGAAGGAAAGTTGCAACAAGAAGTTCAAGTACCACAAAGACCAGAACCACAAAGACCAGAACCACGACCTCAAGTACAAGTTCTACAAATGACAAAGGAACAATTTATTCAATTAAAAAAACAACAATTGAATGAAAAAAAAAGAATTCAAATTGAACAACTTAAAAAAAGAAAATTGTTGTTATCAAACATTACAACACAAACACGTCTAAAACAAATGAACATTCAGAATTAATATTTTGGTAATGCGTGACCAAATAATAACATGTAGATTAAAACAATTGCCGCAATTAAAATACTTCTATTTTCTGCTACATACGGGGGCTGTTTTAAAGCAATCATAATAACATATAATACAACGCCAATAATCGCTGAATGCATCAACATTACTAATCCTCGTTCCATATATTAAATTGATTTTTTATTTAAAAAATAATTAAATAAAAAATGGATCCAATAAAAGAATATTTAGAATCTTTGACTGAAACAGAAAGAATTGCCTTGGAAATTGCACGAAACCATCTAGGGACTTCCTTTGATATTTCAAAAAGCATTGGATTTCTACGCTTCAATATGGCCTTCAATCTGGGGGGATAAACTCTTTGATTTAGCTATCAACGCATTCAATTCGATGTTTTTAGCGTCCACTTTTAGTTTTACTTCGTTCACGTTATCTTTCGTCTTAAGTATTTGTTTAAGCTCTTCGCAGTTTTTATATATTGAAACAAGATTAAAAATAATTTCTTCGTTTGGATCAATTGCAGTAGATTTTTCAGAAATTAACGATAATTGATCTATTAACTCAGTTACATTAGATGAACTCTCAATACTTTTTTCCGAATCTGAACTTGTACTTGTCATACAGTCTTTCAAACTTTTTGCCAAAATGTCAATCTGTAAGGTTGCAATGATATTTTGTATCAACTTTGAGCTTTTTTTTTTAGCCATTTCACATAAAACACGAACAGTTTTTAATTGTAAATCATTTACCTTTATTTCCTCTTTTTGAAATTCCAAAAGAAGTTTAGTATCTTCTGTATTTTGTCTTGAAGCATTTATCAAGTTAAAGCTCGATGCAGAGGATAGTGCAATTTTCAATACAAGAGAGAATGCTTCAAAATATGCCATTGGAATAAGAGTATTTAAAGTAGCTGCGGTACCAATACTATTGATATAATCGCTTAAATTATCTGCAGATAATAAAGTCTTTAATGATTTAACTCCTTCACTATTTAAAATTTTTGTAATATATTCAACAGCGCCTTCTGACAACTTTTTTGAAACCTCTAAATTATTCTTCTGGAGTTCATTTGGCTGCCAATCTTGAGCCATTTGTGGACTCGTTTCGGGTTCTCTCTGTATTTCGTCAACTTCTTCATCACCTGTTTTATGTTTTTTGGGTACCAATGGTTCTATATCAAAATCAGATCTAGATCTTTTTTCACCCCCACTGTAAAACTCTACTGCTTCTTTAGTGTATGTATTTTTGTTTGGAACATCTATAGACAATTTACTTTTTAAGATAGATGATGCAGTCAAAATGAGAGTGTCTAATCCTACCGTATATAATGTATTAAATAGTCTTAACAAATTTTGCGTGGCTGGTCCATAATTATCTCTTGTATAAATCATTGTATTTTCATTATCAAACATATATGCATATGAAGGTTTGGTGGTTCCACCCTTCATTTTTTTCATTCCTAGTTTGAGTTTTAAAATAAAAATAGCACAGGCTTTGTTGTGAGGTAATGTGTCTAATAATTTTACAAATTCATCATGACTTTCTGGATTTTTCATTAACATTTCGTAAAACAAAACAACAAGATTTTTATACTTTTCCGAAAATTTGATTTTTTCCAAATCTTGTGGCATTTCTTTTATTTCAAACCCCTTAAACTTTTTTGCCTCTTTCAACGTGAGTCCTTTGAAAGAATAAATAATATTAAATACGGCTATATAATGATTATTTAATATATTTTGAAAGGAAATAAAAATACAATTGTTTTCTGAGCTATGCAGTATAATTTGTATGACATCCAATAAATTCATATTATAATTTCATATTTTTAAATTCCTTAAAAGACATAATCATTTTTTTATTTGTAACGTGTTTTTCTACCTTTTGTAAAAAAGAGTAATTTGCCAATTTTCCAAGATGTGAAAAAACATTTGTTTTTTTATTTTTACCATTTGTTTGTTCAATGTAAATATTTTTACATTGAAAAACGATCACGTATTTTCTTGCGACCGTTTCTAAAAACCGAAAGGGTATTGTTTTATCCGAGTAAAATTCAAACCGCGCTTTTTCAGAATTGTAAAACATGATTACGTTTCCATTCGGCGTTGCTTCAAACAAAATGTTATTCAAATTTGTTTTTCTGTCGCCTTCGATTGTGAGAAACTTTTCCTTGTACTTGTTTTCATAGATGACAATTGGTGACTCCTTTTTTATCGTTTTTTGTTCTGGATAAAAATAAGTATACCACGAATGATAAAGATTAACTGTTTTATTTCGAAATGTTCTTGCAACGTTTTGCAATTTTTGTTTGAATAATTGAATCTCTACTGCATAAATCAGCGAAATATTTTGTATTTGTGAAACAAATAAGAAAAACGCAATTAATTCAAACATTACTTTAAATGGGACGATATTCTTTATATTTGTTTAAAGTATTGGAAGTAAAACAGTTTTAAGACGTTTGCTACTATATATTAAAATGGAGTATCGTGGAATCAAGTTTGTAACAGGCAATGACTCAATCACTGATGACATGTTAAAAGCTGTTATTGATTCGAAAAAAATGCACGAATGGTGTGATACACAAGTAGACGAAGGCGTTGTATACACAAAAAAAGTAACAATCCACAACGTGAAATTTTTTGGACCGGTTCGTCCAGAAAAACTCGGCTTTGTTATGCTTGAAGGTGATGCAGAAGAAGTGGCCACTGGAGAAAAAGTAGCAGCGTCGTGCGCATTTGTTCGCGGAGGATCAGTTGGCGTATTTGTTCGTGCGAGCATCATTGATAAGGATGCAAGAATCATTGGAGATTATGGTGTTTTTACAGAACAAATTCGTTACCCAATGGGAAAAAAACTTGTGGAAATTTGTGCTGGATGTGTAGACTCTGAAACGGGCGACATTAAAGGAGTTGCAATGACAGAGCTTCAAGAAGAACTCGGAATTATCGTAAATATGGATGATGTGCACGATTTAGGTACCATTATTCCATCTGGTGGTGGAACATATGAAAAAATCAATCTTTATTATTTGGCTGTAATGCTGACAGAAGATGAGTTCAAAGAAAAATTGGAAAACTCGTTTGGTGACGAAAGTGAAAAGATTCGATTGAAATTTGCACCACTTGCAGAAATGGATGATTTTTTGAATGAAATCGGGGATGTCAAAGCCGAATGTGCTTGGAGAAGAATTCAGCATAGCAGATTATGTTAAAATATTTCGTAAATATATGAAAACGTGTAAAAGATATTATTTAGGTCACAAAGGCAATACTTTTACACGAGTCAAATACGCAATGCAATGCAGCACTTTATCTATTTTGAAGAAAACGAAAAAAATTCTTCAAGAGTTGGGGTTCAAACTTGTGAAAGAAGAAAAGGACAAATTCAAACATACCTTTTTAACCTTTTCGTCCTTTTTAATCATTCTCAGTATTGGTAAATCCAATACTCAAAAGTTAACTCATCCACGTGTTGGATCGCATCTAGGATTCAAGGTAAGTAAAAAAACATTGCATAAATTGTCAACTTGCAAATACAATTCAATGATTGTTGAAAAACCGGACGAAACGTCTTTTTTCATAGAACTTCCGTGTGGCGAAGTTTTAGAGTTTTCTGGGTAAAATAAAAAATAACCCAATAATAATGCCCGGAGCTGGAATATTGCCAATTGCCGTCCACAAGAATAAAATTTATTTTCTTTTTGGAAAAGAAAACAAATACAATGATACCCCAGGATGGTGTGATTTCGGAGGAGGAATCGAAAGAGGAGAAACCGTTTTTGATACAAGTTTGCGTGAAATCGAAGAAGAATCATGCGGCTTTATCTCCAAAAAAGAAATTTTAGAATCTATTGAAAAAATGGGAAGATTAGTTTACAAGATAAAGGGTTATACAACAACCATTGTTCTCATAAATTATGACAAAAATTTGCCAGAATATTTTAATAAAAATCACGCTATCATTGAAAAATATGTTCCAAAAATAATAAAAACAAGTGTTATTTTTGAAAAAGATGAATTAAAATGGATAACATGGGACGAATTGAATATTCCGTTTCGCCCTTTTTATCAAAAAATGATTGATAATCTTTTCAAGAATTACAAAGAAATAGAAGAATTTGCATTTAGATAATTAAATAGTCGCGAATTGTTTCTGCATCTAATACACGATCATTGCTCAATTTTTTAGATAAGTACAAAATGGAGTTACGATGTACTTCCAAAATACTTTTGGAATAACGATATGCCTCGTTTAATATTCCGTTTATTTGATCGTCAATCGCTTGTTTGTATTTTTCACTTGTTTGTGGATAAATTACATTTTTACCCATTCCGTAATAAAGCACCATTTTGGTGGAAAGCTTCAATGCTTCTTCAAAATCATTGATTGCGCCAGTGGTAGTTGATAAATTGTAAATTAATTCTTCTGCAATTCTTCCTGCTAATAATATCATTAGGTGTTCAAACAACGCTTCTCTTGTATAAATACTGTTTGAATCTCCTTCAAAAATAGTGTACCCAGGAGTTTTGGGGGATGACAAATTAATAACAACCTTGGTCATTTTTGAATGATGTTTACTCAATAATCCAACAATTGCATGACCCATTTCGTGAACACTGATGCGGTCAAGCGTATCACTCGTATATTGATGTTCGGATGGTTGCCATCCCGCAATTATTTTATTAAAAACTTCATCGATGTCTTTTTGTGTAAATATTTCGCGATCGTTGCGCAATGCACAAAGCATTGCTTCATTCAACAAATTCTCAATTTGTGCTCCAGAAAGACCATTGGTTATCTCTACCAAATTTCCGACAATAACGCTACTGTCGTGTGGTTTTCCATTCAAATAAATTTGTAAAATAGCCTCCCGTGTTTTTGAATCTGGTTCTCCAATAAATATCTTTTTATCAATTCTTCCAGGACGAAGAAGAGCCGGATCAAGCAAATCCACTCGGTTTGTTGCACCAATGACAAAAACCCCATTGTTTGGTTTAAACCCATCCAATGAAACCAATAATTCATTCAGTGTACTATCTCGCTCGCTTCCAGCAGTTTCCCCCTCGTTACTTCGCTTTCTTCCCAATGCATCTATCTCGTCAATAAAAATAATACACGGAATATTATTCGAAGCCAATTCGAACAATTCGCGAATGCGCGATGCTCCCACACCCACATATTTTTCTTGAAACTCTGATCCAGAAACAGAAATAAAACTCATTTGTGTTTCTCCTGCAAATGCCTTTGCAATCATTGTTTTTCCATTTCCCGGAGGTCCTTCAAAAATAATTCCTCTAGGAGTTCTCACGTTGAACGATTGATATTTTTTGTAATTGTTTAAAATGTCTAAACATTGCCGGAGCTCTTGTTTGATTAAATCATAACCTCCAATATCTTTAAAAGTAATTGGATGAGTTGTTGTCACTTGAAAATTTTCAGACTTTTTTGGTTTTGGCTGAGGAACGTTTGCATATCTTTCTTGCAATTTTTTATAATAATTTTGTTTATCGGGTTCCCTTGAGTATACTTCTGGTTCAAAATCCAATGGTAAATAAATTTCAAATGGTCCTTCTTCGATGTCATTTTCTTTCATAATTTTATTGATAGCACTATACAAATCGTAAAAAGATGAATTTTCAGATGGTTGTGTTTTTGCAATTCGTTTCAAATATTCATTGTGATATTTTTGCGAAAGCGGATATTTTTGACGCATTGGTTGAAATGCGCTACATATACTAAAGAGAAACAAAATCAACTTCATTGTTATACTAAAACATAATGTATTTAACTGGTTTTTTTTTATCTTTCAAAATTCCTTTATATTCGTATCCATGCTCTAGTTTATTTGGAAATTCTCTCTTGTCGTAATATCTTTGTTCATTAAAATGAACTTTGCCCCCAATCTTTTTTTTGATAAAGTAAAGTAAAGTATACAATAATTTTTCCAAATCTTCATACATTTTTTGATTTTTAGGCCAATTATGTCTTAATACTTTTCCTTCTGCTGTATTCAAAATATTTGGAACAAAAATGACAAAATCTTGTTTATTCTTAAATATGTAATTACTAATATAAAATTGATCAAATGGCCATTTATTGTGATGTTTACTATTACTTTCCAAATCTTTTATGATTGTAGTATACATTTGTTTAATATATTCATTATTTTTAATAATAAATGATCCGCTGTTTATGAATGTGTGTACTTTAAGATATGGATCTCTTGAAAAACAACCATGTTTATTACTCTTTATTAAATTCCGGATAATTGAATCTAGACAGAATCCATTTTGTATCCAAGCGTCACTATCTAAAAAAACCAAAATATCAAACGGGTTTTTCAGAAATTCATTTATTATGTATATTTTTTTGGTTGCCGGATGTATATTTCCATATTTTTCATCAATTTTTACAAATGAATATTCATAATGTAAAATACCACAAAACAATTTGATGACTCTTTGTGTTTTTATCAAATAATCCAATGTCAATCTATTGTCTGCTTGTAAAACACAAACTCTCATTATATTTACTTATATTTTTTATATAAAAACGAATCGAGTATACTCTAGAATGAAAGGAATAAAAGAGGTCACTAAAATATGTAGAGATTGCAAATTTTATATGGGGACGACATGTAAAAAGTTTTATGATCTAGATATTGTTACTGGAGAAAAATCGTATTACTATGCCAAGTATCTTCGAGAAAATGAAAAATGTGGAGAGTCCGCTATCCATTTTGAAACAAATCATTATAAATTGATAACACTTCCTTATTATTGTGTGAAAAATAATGCCCATATTGTGTCATTGTTTGGAGGGGTTTCTTTATATTTATATGCTTTTATATGCTTTGTATTCAATGTGTAATTAAATCTTTTTATAAAATCATTATTTATGACAACTATTATTTTAACAACAACTGTTCATGTAAATCGCAAAATAAAATTTTTATATCAAACAAATCCAAAAGAAAGATTACAACTGTATTTGGAAAGTATACGAAAATGGTTGAATACAAGTTTTAATATTATCGTAGTAGACAATTCTGGTTATCCATTCAACGAATTAGAAAATGAAAAAAGAGATCATAAAGATCGGTTCGAAGTCATTACCTTTAAAGAAAAAGAATTGAATTTATGCAAATATTTACATAATAATCAATCAAAAGGTGCAAGCGAAATGTTTTCCATAAATTATGCATTTAATAGATCCAGATTGAAAGAAAAGACAAACTTTATTATTAAAGTAACCGGGCGATTTTTTATAGATGGTTTAGAAGAATTTTTAAAAAATTATGATTTAAATAACTATAGTGCTTTGACGCAACGTGACAAAAATAGGTGCGAAATGGTTGGTTGTCATCGTGATCATTTTTGGTACATTTTTAGTATTTTTTTAATCACCGACAAATTTAAGTTTGAACCACACGTAGAAACAATATGGAGAGATCGAATATCAAAATACTCAAAGGTAATTACTTGTAAACCATTTCCTATTAAAGAAACACCTCGTGGTTCATTAAATGAAAAATTCAAGATAATTTAGAATAATTTCTCGACATCAATTACTGGTAATGGAATAATATTATATGATTTTTGTAAAGGATGAAGTTGCACCAAACATAATTTAGTAACCTTTTTGTCATATTTTGTTTCTAAAATATATTTGTACATGTTCAATTGAAGTGCATAATGCCAAAAATTCGAATCCGGAATGTAATCAATACTTTCAGTTAATGCATATTTTCCCCAGCCATTTTTTGAAATATCTTTGCATCTTTTCCAATCATAAATCATTACAGATCCATCTTCATTTTCATACACCATATCAATGGTTCCGGAAATGCGAATGTCTTCATTAAAGACAACCCATTCGCTTCGATATGGAACAAGGTGCGGTGTATCTTTTATAAATTCCATCAAATAAGACCATTCTAAGGAAACATTTGTGCTTGGATCAACTATATCGGCATGAGTCTGTTTGTATGGAACACTCTTCATAAGTACTTCAATATCATGATGAAGTTTTGTCCCTTCCATTGATCCTTGTTGTTCCCATTGTTTTTTGATTTCATCTTTTGTTTTGCCAAAATAAGGAGATTTTTTCCATTTTTTTGACGCCATCATTTTATCGATTATTTTATCTGCGTCAAAAGGTTCAAAGTGAGAATGAACCCAATTAGTTACGCTTGTGTACTTTGATTCATCGTTTAATATTTTATATCGATGGCCTTTTTCTTCAAATTGAATGAGTTTATCACGAGGATGCATTTTATATTGATTAGAAAGATGTTTTTATAATCAATTTTTAATATTCAAATATAGTTTGAAATGCTATGCGAATTGTAAAACGGGACAATTTTGAAATTGTGATTAAAAAAATTGTGAAAAAATAAAATATAGATATAGAGTATGTCAGTATTTCGTAGTAGAGTACCAACGCCGGTTTCTAAGAAAAGTTTACAACCAAGAAGTTTACAATCAAGAAGTTTGAGTAAAACTCAAGGTATGGTTGTGAGTAGAAATAGAGTATCATATACTTTTTCAAAAAATGAAGTTTATAACAATTTAATCCAAAATGGAACAATTGATATACTTGTTAAATTAGACGAAACCCCAGAATCTACCCATTTGATAGATAGAATTATCAGTTTATTTAGGAAATACTTAGACGATTCAGAGTTTAATTTATCATTTACTTATGTATTAAAAGATGTAGAATCAGAATTTAGAGATTTTATAGAGTCAACCATAGAGTCAACCAAAGGAGGTAGACGAACTGATCCGAATTGGAATAGGATTAAAGAATCATTTTTCCGTATAGCTGGTATAACCAGTGAAAACGAAAAAGAAGCTATAACGAATTTGGCAGAATTCGTTGATACAATAAAAAGTAGTTGGTTTTTTTGGACGGCAAATGCTAGTTTTGCCGTTCTTGCAACAACTATGGTGGTAGGCAGGGCATATCCATACGATGCGGGTGTTTTTATGATACAATTTATGGCTTGGGTGGGTTATAATATAGGTGTATTAATTTGTAATATTGCTCAATATCAGGCTCCATCAATGGTAACATCTGCAGCTATAAATTTTTATAATTCTCCAGCTGAAACAAAACAATTTATCATTAAGTTATTTTTTACTTATTTTGGGGGCTTTTTTACCAGTTTCCTTAATATAGATAATTTAGAAAATATTACAAATACTCGCAATAACTTAAGCGATTTCAGATCATTTCAATGTGCATTGGGATGGTATTTATTTGTTAAAAGAAACTTGCAACAAGTAACCTTAAGTGAACTACGAGCAACTAATCCAGAAATATTAAATACAATGGTTGTTGAAATAGCAGAATCACTCTCTAACGAGAATGAAATTAATAGTGACAATTTGACTCGTGCTCTTAATGGTGATGAAGCCGCAATACAACTGATAAGTGGTAGATTTCAAAATGAAATAGTTAACAATATGCCACGTCACGGAAATATACGACGTCCCGGAGATATATTTCCTCAACCACCTCCTCAACCACGTCCTCAACCACCTCCTTCACCTGATTCACCAGTTCTCAGAAGATCTCCCAGAGGATCTCCCAGAGGATCCCCAGGATCTAGAAGAGGCGGAAAATCAAAACGTGGAAAAAAAACAAAACGTCGGAATCGATCTATCCGAAAACGTTAATTTTTTAACCTTGTCTTTACCGTTTAACATTTCCACATAAAATTTATTGAACCTAAGTTTTATCCAATAAAATATAAAGCTAATCAACCAATGGATACTAATGGATACAAAAAAGGAGAAAAAAGGAGAAGCAACATTTTGTTGCGTTTTATGTGACTATTACACGTCACATAAAACAAAATATGAAAAACATCTTAACACCACGAGGCATGCGAGGATACTTTTGGATACAAAAAAAGGAGAAAAAGGAGAAGAAAAGGGACAAGCGAAATATGGTTGCGAAAAGTGTCACTATTTTACATCAGATAAAACAAAATATGATCGACATATTTTAACAGCAAAACATAAAAAGGGACAAAAAGGAGAGAAAAAGGACCAAAAAGGACAGCTAGAAGAAATGAAAAATATTTGTGTTTGTGGAAACGCTTATGTATTTCAGTCTGGATTATACAAACACAAAAAAAAATGTAATTTGGTCAAAAAAGACGAAATATTTGTGGAAACTTTGCAAAAAACAAATGAAATTATTTCCGAAGCTACTTCTATTATGACAAATGCTAATACTTTTTTAGAGAATGAAAAAGTACAAAATATTTACTCAAAAACAAAAATTCATAATCTTAAATTTCAAAAAATAAAAAAAATAAAAAATAATTTTGATATTAAAATTTTTCTGAATGAAGAATGTAAAAACGCGATTTCCATATCTTCCTTTATCGATTCTATTAAACCAACATTGGAAGATTTAGAGAATGTTGGAGAAAAAGGTTACGTAAAAGGTATTACTTCAATTATTTTATCCAAATTGAAAGAATTGGATGTGTATACTCGTCCCATTCATTATAATTTGTGTGACATTTATTTAAAAGAAAAAGATTGGGAAACAGATAATAAAAAAGTAGTAAAATTTGTAAAAAGTGTTGCTATGAAAAATATGGGAAATATGTTGGAATGGAAAAAGAAATATCCGGAACACGAAGATTTACAAAGCGTAAAAAATACAAGGTATTTGAAATTAGTGCAAGAATGCATTGGCGGCGAAGATGAAAGTAAAAACACTGATAAAATTATTCAGAATATTAGCAAGGAAATACTGGTATGAGTAACAAAGTGCCATTTCTTACCTTCATTGCGTTTTCGTTCTAAATGAATTTGAAAGTAAAACTACTTGCGACTCTTACCTTTAGACTTTTTTCTGTATTTAGTTTTACGAATACGGTACATTTTTTTTGTTTTTTTATAACCACCACGCCGCTTAGTTAAGGGGCTCCTGGTGGTTAGTTTGGCAAGCTTTCTGGCAGAGTTGTTGCTACCATTGGATCTGGCAGACTTGTTGCTACCATTGGATCTGGCAGACTTGTTGCTACCATTGGATCTGGCAGAGTTGTTGCTACCATTGGATCTGGCAGAGCGATCTCTTTTTTTAGAGATTTGGGGAGGGTTCACTCCAACAATTTCCATTGAGGCGGCTTCTTGTTGTAGTCGTTGTAGTCGTTCGGCTTCTTGTTGTAGTCGTTGTAGTCGTTCGGCTTCTTGTCGCGCTTCTTCTTGTCGGGCGAATTCTTGTTGGGCGGCTTCTTGTTGTAGTCGTTCGGCTTCTTGTCGTTCGGCTTCTTGTCGTTCGGCTTCTTGTCGTTCGGCTTCTTGTCGTTCGGCTTCTTGTCGTTCGGCTTCTTGTCGGGCGGCTTCTTGTCGGGCGGCTTCTTGTCGGGCGAATTCTTGTTGGGCGGCTTCTTTTTGTAGTCGCGCTTCTTGGTGACGGGCAAATTCTTTTCTTTCAGCTATTTTAACCTTTACCTCTTCTGTTTTAATCTTTTTGGCTTCTTGTTTTAATATATCCGATTTTTTCTTTGTTAACCTTAACCATTTTTTAAACTGAGAATTCTTTAACGATGAAGTTTGAATAGTTTCTTCATTTAATTTTGCACTATTTATTAATAATAAATTTACACTTGTTACAAGATAAATATAATTTTCTCCAATTTTATCAAACATATTAATAATGGCTTTTTTACAGTCGAAAACTTTTATTCTACTAAATAGTGGGTCATCAAATTGTGTTTGTAAAAAAGAAATATCTTCATTAATAAACACTGAATTTGTTTTATATGTTTCATAATTTAAACATTTATAAATACAAAATAAAATGTTTTCATTATCTGATTTATGTGCTTCGCATGTGGCTAAATAAAATGAACCACCAGTGTCAATAATTACTGGTTGTTCAAGAGATCTAATAATATTATCGGGATTTTCATTAATATCACGAATCATCGTAGTTAAACTTTTTTTTCTGCCAGAACTGTTATCATCTAACTCTGCTGTTTTAGGACCCCAAAGGAGTGTTGTAATAGTTGTATCACTAAAATCAATGTTAATTGGCACGCGACCGAGATCTTCTTGTATAATATTAAAATCTCTGGGTGTCAAAGTTTTCATTTCTTGAGTAAATTGTAAAGCTAATAGACCGTGCGACGCCTCAGGATATTTATTAGAATGACTACGCGATAATATAGGATTAGGATTTACCCTAATTGGGTTGTAACCTTTTGTGCCGTGGAACACATTCCCAAGAGGATAACCAGGAGTTACTAAAATAGGATAAATTGTATAAACTACATATACTGAATTAACTCCTACACTAAATTTTTTAAATAATATTACAAAGGATGGCATTGTCATGTCGTCACCGCCAATAGATCTCATTCCACCATTACTATCATAAAATCCTATATCATAATAATTTGAACTATTATCAAATTCTCCAGAACCAAGAGTTATATTTCCTACATTTATTCCTTTAATACTAGTAATAGGCGTAACAGGCATATCTAGTGTAATAGTGATGGGGTTATCGCGTGTTGTTGTACACTTTTTGATAGAAACTAACAAACTCTCAATTGCGTCTGTAAACATTTTTAATGTAACATTTCTGTCAGGATTACCCGAATCAATATCTTCGCAGCTAATTCCAAAATTAGGAAAATGTTTAAGAGCGTGACCCAATAATGCAATGGAGTTATTTTGATAAGCTACATAATATCTTGATAACAAATCTTTACCACCTTGAATTTTTGGATCAATACCATCTGGCCTTGGACAGCGACGGTCAAATGGTTCATAATCACAACATACATTAGACTTTACATTTCCAATACTTCCACGACTCTGTGTTAAAGGTGATAAAGACATATTATTTATGAATATTTTAAAAAAAAATCAAAAAAGCAAATTTTCAAAACGATATAAAAAGTAAACTATCAATAGACAAATGAAAAAACAAATACCAAAAAAGATACGTCAATTGGTATGGAATAAATATATTGGCGAAAAATTCGGATCTGGAATTTGTCAATGTTGTAAAATAACAGAAGTAAGCCAAATGAATTTTCATTGCGGTCATATCACCAGTGAAAAAAATGGTGGTGATATGACACTAAATAATCTTTTGCCAATATGCGCGCTATGTAATTCGTCGATGGGATCAGTCAACATGTGGGATTTTATCAAAGCTCACGGTTTACACAAAGATGACACTTTAAATTTAAAAGAAGAAGTTAAACGGTTGACAAAATTGTTGGAAAAAGCCGAAGAAAGAATTGATGTATTGCAAAAAAATGTAATGGATCAATACGAACAAAATCGTCGGCTTGTCATGAGTTATGAATATTAATATATTGTTAAACTTCAATTACTTTTGTCCCTCCTCTTAGCTCAGTTGGTAGAGCATTTGACTGTAGCGAGTAACAAATATCGAATTGTCGCTGGTTCGATTCCGGCAGAGGAGAACTTTTTTAAATGAACCACTACACGAAAAATTTGCCATTACACTATTTCAATTTTATAAAAATTTCATCCAATTAGGTTGATACATTGCAAGATATTTCTCAAAGCTTGTTTCTTGTTCAAGTGGAAATTCTTCAATTGAACTCATTTGTTTTTCTTTGTAAGTAGCGTACCCCAAAAAAGCCAACAAGAAAGAAAGTGGAACTTCTTTAAGTACATTTTTTACCTTTATTAGTTCAACTTGTTTATCGCCCAATTCGATACTTACATCGTCCCACAAGTTTTTACCAACTGGATCGGTTTTATCCAAGTCAACTTTATAACCAATAAATCCGACTAAATCATTATCAATAAAATTTAAATATTCTTCTTTGTTTTCATAATTATAGAAGTCAGCAATTTTTTTATAATTTTCAATAATCAATTCTATGATTACATCGCGGTTTACATTTTCTTCACAGCAAATATCCTTCTCGCCAATTTGTTTTAATAATCTAGATTTTAAAGGTTCGCCTCCCCTTGTTCGTTTTTTTCTTGTTTTTTCCATAATGTTAATCCATTTTTTAATATTTGTTCAGTTTTGAACACTCATAGTTTTATATTTTTTTCCAATTGTTGTAAATTGGTAATCTGAGAAAGAATTTTTTTATCAGCTTTACTAAGATGTGTAAAAATAAAAAAAAGTCCCATACATAGTAGTATTATCACCAATACTGCACTAATATAAGAACATAAAAAACTAAATGAGTTTTGTGGTAACATTTTATAAGATGTTAATGCATGTGCAACCCCCGGTATAAAGACACAATTAAACATAGTCATAAGTGTTAAAACAGAAAAAATGAGTCCTATATGTAATATTAGTACGTTTGATTTTGAGTTTACTTTAAATAATCTACAGACAACATAAGGAACGATTGTGGAAATAAAACTAGCTAGTATTAATTGAAAAATACTTATTGATTCATTTATAAAAAAATAAAGTGTCAAAATAGTTATCGGACTGTATATATCAATCGAATATGGTTTTAATAAATCAGATATTAGTTCGAGTAGAATAAGAACAACTGTAAAAAAGAACAAATGATTATTTTTAATAGTAGATAAAAAGGTTTGGTAAGAATCCATAAATAATGTAGAGTTTATATTTCGGATTAATTCAAAAAATTTCTTGTCTTTTTCCTGCTCCCTTTCTTAGCTGTTGGAAATTTGTAAGAAACCCAACATAATGCTGCAAATACAGTACCATGTTCTTCTTTTACATTCATTGATTCATAGATGAATATTTTACCTGGATAAAGAGTATACCCCTTGGATGTCTTGTTATTTGCAAAAATTTCTACATCCCCTACGGTTCCATAACCTCTTCGTTGAATCAACCCTTTTAATGATAACGATAAACTTGCAATAACATCTTCTTTTTTTCCACTGCCTGAATATTCTAACGCAAATCCTCCTAAATAAGTATTATCTTCGTTGTAAACATCAGTTGTTATAACGGCAGCACTGATAAAACTTCCTTTGTCCCCATTTGATTGCGCTTTGATACATTCCATCACTTCGCCCCATTTTAAACGTTTCAGTCCTTCTTCTTTGGAAATTTGTTTTGCACCGGTTGGAATGACACTTGTATATTCTATAACATTGCAATTTTCTATACCGGCGACAGTCAATGCGGCATCATAAGAACCAGTTTCATACTTTAATCCTTCAGACCCTGCAGCAGATTGACCCTTTCCAGTAGTTGCAAAATATTCATACGGAATACGATTACCCAAGATCATATATTTACATCTTATTTTTTGATTGTCAAATTGGTTCAACTTCTAATATATAATGCATCTCCCCAACCATGACATGTCATATGAGTCAAAACTCTTTTAAAATTATATTGGGATAAAAAGTTATCAATATCAGTAATTAACCCGCAATTTATATATAGTTCTTTTTCATTGACTTCTAAGTATATTGCCTTTACATTCTTGATAGATTCTGTACCGCCTTTTAGTGCCATTAATTCTGCTCCTTGAATATCGAAATTCCAAAAATCAAATTTGGATGCATCAATCCCATTTCTTTCAAAAAAAGTATCGATTGTAATAGTCGATTGTATTATTTTGTCCACATATACAACTGAAGGATGTTCTTGTGAATGAGTTCCAAATTCTAAAACACTTGATGATTGAACATTATTTGAAATATTAAATGAAACTATTTCGTCATTTTTATCTGTTATTACTGCATTATACACATTTGGTATCCCTTTATTTGTTGCTTCTTCAACTTTTGAAGGAATCGCGTCAATCCACACAATATTACCCGATGATACTCCTAGTTGATTATAAAAAGTTAATTCTTCACATTCATGAGCTCCTATATGAAAACACCTATTAATATTTATTCCGTTTTTCAATAAAATTTTATTAATTTCTTCAAATGTAATCAACATTATTAATTAATAGATAAAAATATTTTGTAAATCACATGGAATTAAACAATGGAACAAACCTACTATTTTTATTTACACAAACTATATTACAATATTGGTAATGATCATTGAAATCTGTTATAGGTACAGAACCATTATTAGTTAAATATGAAAAATTTGTAAAATTATTTTGTTCTAAATAATTTTTTACATCAATTAATTTTGTAGCATTATCTAAAAACGTCCCACCATATTCAAACTGTATTATTTGAACATTTTCTAAAAAATCTTCAAATCCTTGTAAAACATTCAGTTCATATCCTTCTGTATCTATTTTAAGAAAATCTATATTTTTAATATTATTCTCAATAACATAATCCTTTCCTTTTTTAATTCGCAATAAAAATTTATTGGAATCGTCGCTGACAGTACAACTGATTGTTCTATCGTAAAATGATTGATATTTAGGATAATAATATAATTCTTTGTTTTCTTCACCTAGTCCAAAATTATTAAAGTATGATTTGCTATTTACATTTTTTACATTTTTTAATTCTTCAATAAATTTATCAACCGGGTCAAAATAATGCACGTTTCCTTTAAAGTTAATAAATTCACTATCTGATCGACACCCTACATCAAAAATGATTTCTATACTATCTTTTATATACATGAAAAATGCATTTTCGCCATTTGTTTTTGAATCACAGTTATTAAACATTGTTAAATAACTTATTTTAAAAAAATATCAGGAACGCAATAAATTTAGGGACGAATTGACGCTTTTTCGACTTTTGGCGGGATCGCTTCGTACAATATTTTCGGGATTTAAGATAATTTTGAATTAGATACGCTTAATTTTTTATATTAAATAATGGTACATTATAAACAATACTGGTCCAAAAAACAAAATTTGAGATCCACCTATAAATTGAATAACAATTTACTGATTTTGCATTTGTTAACAAAAAAAAATCTACTAATGTATCTATATTTTCTTCATTATTGCCAGTATTGCCTGTATGAGTTGGTTTATTTAAAAACACAGTTACATTTTCATAATCATTAAATATGATTTCTTTAAATGTCAAAGAATCGCTAATAACTACTGCATTTTCTTTAATGTTTTTTTTAAAGTTTTGTAAATATATATTATTATTAACTACCTGATTATATATTAATACCTCATCTCCTAATCTATAATGAAATAGATTATATTCTTTCGGCAAATTGGATATTTTACTCTTTAAATATTCTTTTACTTCCGGTTTTAATTCAAATAATTTTTTTAAATACATTTTAATATCTTCATCTATTTCTTCTATTATTGGATAACTATTTGTTGAAATAGTCATATCGGTAGTTATTTCATTCATTAAAAAATCGTTTCGTATATTTTCATCCCAAAACATATATTGTTTGTAATTTGAGATAAACAAATTAGAAGTATGAACAAAAAAATTACTAAATACATGATGTGAAAAATCTACCTCTAAATCAAAATTTATTTTTTTTTGAATCTGTAAAATTGTAATTAACCCTCTAATATTATCTCCAAATCCTGGCGCATTGACAAATCTAAATACAACCTTCATATATTTATTTTATTTTAAAATTCTAATATAATGGCGAAAACCCGAAAATGTTTTACCACATTGAGTACACCGAAAAAGGATGGATATTATATGCCAGCCGAATTTGATAGACAATCCGCAACATGGCTTGGCTGGCCTAGTAATCCCGGAACATTTCGTATAAAATTGGCACAAATGGTTATTGAAAATGTTGCACGTATTATTAGCAAATATCAAGCAGTCCACATTGTTGCCCCTTCAAATAGTTGGCGAAACGCATATGAACGGTTTAAAGACTGTAAAAATATTTATGTGACAGAAATTGAAAGTGATGATGGTTGGTTAAGAGATATAGCACCTACTTTTTTAGTTAATATAGATAAAATATCTTTAAGAAGTGTAGGATGGAAATTTAATGGATGGGGAAAACCAAAAGAAATAGAACACGAAAAAGATGCTTTAGTTGCGTTAAAAATTAGCAATTCATTGGCAGTGCCTTTTTATAAAAAATTCGACTTTGTATGCGAAGGTGGATCGTTTAGTGTTGATGGCCAAGGTACGCTTATTACTACTGAACAATGCTTATTAAACCCAAATAGAAATAAAAATTTGAGTAAAGCGCAAATCGCAAGTGCCTTGTGTAATTATTTAAATTTGTCAAAAATTATTTGGTTGCCTTATGGAGTAGTAAACGATACAGATACAGATGGCCACGTAGATAATATGTGCGTATTTGTAGGAATTGGCAAAGTAATTTTAACCTGGCCAAAGGGATGTGGGACAGATGAGTGCTATGACAAAGAGCAGGAGTTTCGTTCGTTGGCAGCGCTAAACGTACTGGAAAATTCTACGGATGCAAACGGAAACTCAATCAAAGTGTACAAAATGCCTCATCCTCCCATATTAAGGTATACAAAACAAGAAATTGATACATTACCAGTTACAAGAGGTTCTTATGTGCGTAAGGTTGATACCAGAATGGCCGCGTCACATGTTAATTTAATTATTACAAATGATGTTGTAGTTGTTCCAATTTTCAAGTGTTCAACAGACAAAGAGGCACTAAAAGTTGTGTCGGAAATATTTCCTAATAAAAAAGTGGTTGGTGTGTATGCTAGAGAAATATTGTTGGGTGGAGGTAATATTCATTGTATGTCACAGCAACAACCCTTTTCTAATAAATGTTGAGTCATTTTGATTTTGTAATAAAAATATTATTATACAGTATGACTATATTTTCACGCGGAACTAAAACATTGCGTGAAAATAATTTGGGGTCTGTTACAGTATCGTCAAGGATGTTTAAATTTGATAGAAGAATGCGTCCTACTTCTGGACCCGTACCAAAGCCTAAACCCAAACCCAAACCTCCCAAACCTCCGCCTCCGCCTCCGCCTCCTCCGCCTCCTCCCAAACCAATAGTCCCCGATAAAGTAAAAATCAAACCCAAAATCGTACAACAACCAACACAGTACAGAAAAAATGTAAAGAGTTTCAATAATAAAGTAATCCTACCAGAATTTTCCATTCCAAAAATCACACAACAACCAACACAGTACAGAAAAAATGTAAAGAGTTTCAATAATAAAGTAAAGTTATCAGAATTTTTCATTCAAAAAATCACACAACAACCAACACAGTACAGAAAAAATGTAAAGAGTTTCAATAATAAAGTAATCCTACCAGAATTTTCCATTCCAAAAATCACACAACAACCAACACAGTACAGAAAAAATGTAAAGAGTTTCAATAATAAAGTAATCCTACCAGAATTTTCCATTCCAAAAATCACACAACAACCAACACAGTACAGAAAAAATGTAAAGAGTTTCAAT